ATGCCACCCGCCATCGCCTCGAGCGAAGATATCCTGATAAACGTCACTCCTTTCGAAACCCGCGTTGCGCTGGTCGAACAGGGATCGGTACAGGAGCTGCATGTGGAACGCAGCATCCAGCGGGGCCATGTCGGGAACATTTATCTGGGACGGGTTGTGCGCGTCTTGCCGGGCATGCAGAGCGCCTTTATTGATATCGGACTCGAGCGTGCGGCATTCATCCATATTGCCGACCTGCGCGAAAACCGCAGCGAGCGCAGCCAGGGCCTCACGCCGACCCCGATCGAAAAGCTCATGTTCGAGGGCCAGACGATCATGGTACAGGTAGTCAAGGACCCGCTGGGCACCAAGGGCGCCCGGCTTTCCACGCAGATCAGCATGGCCGGGCGGATGCTGGTGTACCTGCCGCACGATCCGCATATCGGCATTTCACAAAAGATCGACTCCGAGTCCGAGCGTATTCAACTGCGTGAGCGCTTGCAGGCCTTGATGCCCTCCGAAGAAAAGGGCGGCTTCATCGTCCGCACCCAGGCGGAAGGCGCCAACGACGCCGAACTTACCGCCGACGTCGAGTATTTGCGCAAGCTGTGGACGAGCGTCCAGGCGGCGGCCCGCACCCAACCCGCCCCCGCCCTGCTGCATCAGGACCTGACTCTGGCGCAGCGGGTGCTGCGGGACATGGTGGGGCCGGACATCGGCTCCATCCTGGTCGACTCGCGCACGACCACCGCCGCCATGCTGGAATGGGCGCGTATCTACACACCATCCGTCGTGGACCGCATCCAGCATTACAGCGGCGAACGACCGCTGTTCGACACCGCCAACGTGGACGACGAGATTGCGCGCGCATTGTCGCGCCGTGTCGACCTCAAGTCAGGCGGCTACCTGATCATTGACCAGACCGAGGCGCTGACGACAGTAGACGTCAATACGGGCGGATTCGTCGGCGGGCGCAATTTCGACGACACGATCTTCAAGACCAACCTGGAAGCTGCACAGGCGATCGCGCGGCAGCTCCGGCTGCGCAATCTGGGCGGCATCGTGATCCTGGACTTCATCGACATGGAGGAACAGGAGCACCGCGAGACGGTCCTGGCGGAGCTCAAGAAGGCGCTCTCGCGGGACCGCACCCGCATGACCGTCAATGGCTTTACACAACTGGGGCTGGTGGAGATGACCCGCAAGCGCACGCGGGATTCGCTGGCGCACCAGTTGTGCGAACCCTGCCCCATGTGCGAATCGCGCGGCAACGTGCGCACGCCGCGCACCGTCTGCTACGAAATCCTGCGCGAGATCCTGCGAGAAGCGCGGCAATTCAATCCCAAGGAATTCCGCATTCTCGCGTCCCAGGAAGTGGTCGACCTGTTCCTGGAAGAGGAAAGCCAGCACCTGGCGATGCTGGGCGATTTCGTGGGCAAGCGCGTATCGCTCGAAGTGGAAAGTACGTACTCCCAAGAGAAGTACGACATAATCCTGGTCTGATGTTCCCGGCTTCTCACCACATATCAGAATCGCCCGCAAAGCCGCGTAAATACACGCGGCTTTCTTTCTGGACTTCTCAGGCGTTATCCTCCCAACTCGCAGAAATTGGGTAGCTAGGTGGGTAGCCAAGCCGCCCCAGCTACCCAAACAGAGGGAAACCATGGCAAAACGCGTAATGCAGGGCGGACTGACGGACGTCCAGATCAAAAGCTGGATCCGTGCCGGCGCGCCCCTTGCGAAGTCCGACGGCGGCGGCCTGACCTTCACCTTATCTGAGGCCGGCACCGCGGCCTGGGTGCTGCGCTACCGCATGCCAGGCAAGCGCCGCGAAGCCACCATCGGGAACTACCCGGATATCACCCTGGCCGACGCCCGCAAGGAGGCCAGCCGGCTGCGCGCCATGATCGACGCCGGAAAGGACCCAGCCGCCGAGAAGCGGGAAGCCAAGCAGAAGGCCCGGTCCGCGAAGAATATCGAATGGCTGGTCGGCGACTACCAGAAGAAGACCCTCGCTCATCTGGGACTGAACAGTCAGGCGCTGTATGCGCGCCAGTTGGGGTGGATTACCAGAGAGTGGCGCACCCGGCCCGTCGAGGAAATCAACGCCGGCGATGTGATCGACCTAATTAAGAAGCGCAAAGCGACGTTCAAGACGGGCGGCTGGCGTGAGACAGAGGCGCTTTACATCGTCATCCGCGAAGTGTTCAAGCATGCGGTCGGGCAGCGCATCACCCAGCTACACCCGGCCCTGGGCATCAGCCTGGAATCCCTGATCGGCAAGCGGCCCAAGGCTAAGGTGCGTTTGATGCTGACCGACGATGAACTGTCCCTGGTCATGCGTGCCGCCGGCATGAACCGACAGAACCAGCTCAGCGTCTGGATCATCATGGCCACCTGCGTCCGGGTGTCCGAGTTCACCACCGCGCGGCGCGAGCATGTGCGCACCGACCAACACACTGTCAAGCGCCTTGGGTCCGGGCTCTGGCATATCCCGGCGTCCAAGACGGGGGCCGCCATGGACATTCCCCTGGCGCCGCCCGTTATGGAGTGGTTCCGAGAGTTGGACGCTTTGGCGCTGGACTCCCTCTATATAGTGCCTGCGCGCTCGGTGGCTCGCCTCAGGAGGAACGGCGGCGACGCACCGGTCGGCAAGGATGCGGTCTGGGGCGCCATCGACTATTGGCTGGAAAATACCAAGCCAGACGTCCGGCGGTTCACGCCGCATGACCTACGGTCCACGGCGAAATCCCACATGCGCGCCCTCGGTGTCGACCGCGATATCTCGGAAATGTGCCTGAACCACAAGTTAAAAGGCGTCGAAGGGATTTATGACCAGTACAGCTACTGGACGGAGCGGCGCGATGCGCTGGAACGATGGGCGGGCTATTTATCTGAACGCCAGGGAACTGACCACGGTGCCGCCGCGACAGCCCGGAACGCCTTGGCGACGCTGCGAGCCGCCTCCTGATCCGCTTATTTACGAAGGAAACCCATGCAAGTTGATCAAGTGCGTAGCCGGCCTTATCCGAAGTGGTTATTGAAGTTTGCACTGAAAAGAGCGCTTGCCCGACCTTCGCCCGACCACATTCCAACCGCGCCCATATCACGGCTGGCCAGCCGTGATTACGCCACGACATACATCGACGGCGCATCCGAGGAGCGATATTGGCTGGTGGATGCAATCCAAGGTGATTCGGTCCAGCTGCGTGACCTGGAAAAGCTTGGCGAACCCGTACATGGCGATGCGCAACTGCAGGATCTTCGACGCTCCAATTTCCGGGTCATTCGATATTTCAAACACCTCGAATGGCAGTTCGATTCGCTGTATCGCTACGCCCTATTTTCCGTATTTGGCATGGTACGGTTGCGGCTGGCGCTTGACGGGTTGCTCCAGCAAATCGCCAATCGAGCAAGCTTACCGACGCTGGAACGTATCCATGCCTTACAAGTCGCGGTCGATCGCGCGTCTCGCGGGGAAAGACACCTGACTCTGCGTCACATCTTGCCGATCAAGGGGCGCCAACATCGACACCCCCAACTGCTAGCCGCGTTTCAATTCCACCAGTTCGTACTAGATTCGCTCGTAGCAAGCGGTGAGATCACGCCAAACTCACACGACCTCGGAAGATACGAGATCACGCCACAAGCGCTTGTTACTCTAGATCAGTACCGAAGAGAAGAACGTCGAATTAAGGCGCAAGCTCATGCCGCTCTCTGGACGGCTGTAGGTGCCGCGATCGTCGGCGCTGTCGTCACAGCGATCTTGGCCCTTAAGAATTAATGCGGTCCTTCGCGGGACAAAAAAGAGGTGCCATCATAAAGAAATAACGGCCCTCAACCTCGCGCGGGGCGCCGCGCAACGGAGATGATGACGAAGTGCCAACTCAGAAACAAAGTGCAGGCCTAACAATTTAATCGGAAAGCAAATTGTCTAAGACAAAGAAAAGCTCCTCGACCAGGGGAAATACCAGAAAGACAGCAAATCGTTATGGCCTTTCCAGAACGATACCCAGCGAAACAAAGAGGGAAGTTCGGCAGCGTTGCGGTTTCGGCTGCGTTGTGTGTGGCAACGCGATTGTTGAATATGAGCACTTCGAGCCCGAGTTTAAGGATGCAAAGAAACACGATGCAACAGGAATTATTCTGCTGTGCACAGCGTGCCACGGACGAAAGACTCGTCGCTTACTTTCCAAAGAAACAATCCGTGAACATATTGCTGCACCGGCGAGCAGGGAGCAGGGCTTCGCTTCGGACGTCTTCGATACGAACGGCGAACACCCCAGGGTAACCCTGGGCGATATTGAAGCCTTTGAGGTCGAGACGCTCTTGAAGATTGAGGGTGAACGCGTACTTTGGGTGGAACCCCCAGAGCAGCCTGGATCGCCGTTTAGGTTGAACGCACACTTCAAAACGAAAGGCGGGTCAACGTTGTTTCAGATCACAGACAACGAGTGGAAGGCCCCCAGTGACAACTGGGACGTTCAAATGGAAGCGAACCGCATCACTATCCGCGCCGCAAGAGGGGAAATTGCCCTTGTTTTGCGCACCGTCCCGCCTGATGCGTTGCATGTCGAGCGCTTGGTTTGCGAGCACCGTGGCTGGAAGATTGAAGCGCACCTCGGTCGAGCTGTGATTTTCAGTAAAGGAGACCAAGTATTTACGACAAATGGAATGGTCTTAGAACGCGTGGACACCGCTGTAGAAGTCTCATCAAATCAATTCGTGATTGGTTTCAGTGGTCGCAAATCAAACTCTTCCGTGCAAATGCGCTCGCTTAAAATCGGCGCTCCAGATGGCCGCATGCCACGTCCCCACGGCCAATCGTACTTGTCTAGCGAAAGCCCTCCAGACAATCCGTTCGAATCCGGCCGCGCTGAGGCTTTCCAGCGGCAAGAATTAGACGCGCCTTGCGAATGCGGAAGTGGTTCTGCGTATGGACTCTGTCACTACGGCAACGACGTTCGGAAGGGGTTGAAATCATCTAATTGACGCCTTGCTAGTCTTAACTCGACGTCCAATGCGTTCTCTATACCCTCTTTTCTAACCGGAGGTGATATGTGTAGCCACTATCAGACGCTGAAAGACGCCGAACTGCTGCTGAAGAAGTTCGGCGCGTCCAAGCCGGCGCCCATCGGCAAGTACGACATGTGGCCGCGCTACCCGGGCGTCTTTGTCCGCCGGCCGCCGGAGCATGACGCCGGCGATGAGGCTGTGCCGGAACGAGAGGCCGCGGCGGGCCGCTGGGGACTGATTTCGGCATCCACTCGCCCGGACGCCCTGGCTGGCGCCGAAAAGCTCTCCACGTTCAACGCCCGCGACGACCGCGTCGCCAATTCCTTCACCTTCCGCAACGCCTGGCGCCGGGCCCAGCACTGCATCATCCCGGCCGACGCCATCTTCGAACCCGATTGGCGCACGGGCAAGGCCGTGGCCACCCGGTTCACCCGGGCCGACGGCGCGCCGCTGGGCATCGCCGGCCTCTGGGACCGCTACCGAGACGCCGACGGCGCATGGCACGACAGCTACACCATGCTGACGATCAACGCTGATCAGGATCCGCTTTTCCGCGACTACCACCAGCCGAACAAGGAAAAGCGGATGGTGGTGATCCTGCCCGAGGGTGCCTACGGCGACTGGCTGACGGCGAGCGCGGAGCAGAGCCGCGATTTCCTCGCCCCCTTCCCCTCCGACAAGCTGATCGCCACACCAATGACCTGACCCCATTTCTGCTGCAATATACTGTATATCCATACAGCTATATCGCAGCAGAATCATGCGTTGCTCAGTCGTCCGCACCCACTATCTCGGCCAGAAGCGTCGAGACAATGACCCTGCGCCCGCAGTGATAGGCACGGTTCGTATGTACTCTGTCACCCGCGAGGATCTGCGCCGCCACGTCACAGTAATGACGATGGATGGCCTCGCCAAGTTCGGCGGAATGCAAAAAGGGGCGATTCCTGATCTGCTTGAGCCGGAGCTACTGACGTTTGCCTCCGACCGGGGGATGATGGTCTGCGGGTTCGAAGAAATCGACGGTCGTCGCTACTACCAGGGATGGTGGCTGACGTGGATTGGCGAGTGAATATCAGGATGCGAAAGGGGGCAGCGCCGAAGTGAATGATTTCTACGACGATACCTACACCAACAGCCCGCCGGTCCAGGAAGTCTGGGAGCGCGCGCTGCCAAAGCTGTCCACCGTTCGGAACGGCGAATACCTTGGCATTGATCGCCTCCACCGGGCGTTTGGCCTCGAGGGAGGCCAAAAGCTCCGGGAGGTGTTGGCCGCCGGTGAACGCGAAGGCCTTTTGATCATCGACCGAGGCGCCACGCCGCCCACTTACCGGGCCACGTTCATTCTGGAACGTCTCCTGCACCAGTTTGGCGACTGCTGGCCTGATTAGGCCAGGCACGCACCGTCTCACGGTGCCGCGACGCGCATATTCCCCAGAGCACCAACACCTGTTCCTGAACCCAGACCTGCCAGTCGTCGTAGCTGTCAGGGTTTTGCGGCGGATCCGGAATTGGCGGGCACGGTTCCGCCAGGCTTCTGTCCAGCGGCGGCACTTCGCGCGGCACGTACTGTGTCGGTGAGAGCGCGCACCCGGAGACCATCAGGACGGCAGCCAAGTACAAGAGGTTTCGCATTTTTCAGTGTTTTCGTGATTTCGCCCACTTGGGCAGGTAGCGCGCGGGCATCGGCGGCGGCGCGCGCGGCGGCCTCCGAGATTGCCCGAATATCGCTCTTGAGGGCAGTGAGCACCGCGGCATTGGTGTCCGCCCGAATCTGCTGCTGGTCTCGCCGTAGCTCTGCAATATAGACATCCTTGCGCCAGCCCTGCGCTGTCCAAGCGGCTCCGCTGGCCAGACCGGCAGACACCAGCGCCACCAGCGCATAACCCTTCCATCCTGCCAACGTCTGAGCAAGCGCGGCGGCGGCTCTCATGCCCGCCCCTTCCATTCGCGCGGGATCTGGAAATGAGGCCCGTCCTTGAACGTCTTCCAGTCGCCGCCCCACTCCAGCGGCACGCCAAGCTCCGCCGCGCAGGCTTTCACCACGTCCGCCAGGCCCTTGAACTTGGACCAGTCGCCCCAGGGAATCGCCCCGCCGGTCAGCGGGGCCAGGTCCACGGCATGGCCCAGGCCATCCGCCTGCGGCAGGTGGTAGCTGTTCATGGTCTTGCTGGTGCCCCGGGCCACATATTCGCACTGTTGGGCGACGGTGCGTACGCCCTCGACGACGGTGAAATCCGCCGGCGTGCGCCGGATGGCCAGTTTCACGACAGCAACCAGGTCCGGATGTACACCGATCAGGCGCGTAAGGCTCCGCTGCGACAGTTGAAATTGGCTCATTGCTTGTGGCTCCTGACGTGTTTTGCCGTGACCGCGGCAACGTAGAAAGCGGCGGAGGCGGCGAGCGCGGCGTCGCCCGTGCTCGCCCAGCCCGCCACGAAAACGCGGCAGGCCACGCCTGTCGCGGTGAGGCAAACGGCGGACAAGCCGATCCGTTCCAGCGTTGTGTCCTTGATGCCGCGCGCGAATACAGCCAGCGCCGCGCCGCCGGCGACAATCAGCCAGCAGACGAACGCCAGGACCGCCCACAAAGTCAGGTAGATGGTGCTGTCCACATCACGCTCCTTTGCCGCGTACGCGGTCGATGACGGCCTGCCACAGCGCGCCAATGGGCGCTTCCTGAACTGCCTGCCACATGCGAGACATGATCGCCATGCCCAGGAATCCGCAAAGAAAACCCGACAGGCCCTCGGGTATGCCGAGGAACTGCGCCAGCCACGGAGACCCGTAGTAGGCCAAGACAGCCCCGGTGGCCGCCATACTGGCTTTGGCCGTGCGGGACCCTTGCAGGAACCGCATGGACACCATCGCGCCTATCACACCGGCCAGCTTTGCCGCGAAGGCGTCGAAGTCTTGGATGTTCAATCGCGTCCCCTATGAACGAAAAAGGCCCGCAACGGCGGGCATGGTTGAAATTGCGAATATTGAGAATTGGGTTACAACCTGGGGCTTTTGGCCCAATGAAACCCTGGTCCCGACGTCAGCCCCGCCGCAAGCCCGCCCCCACTCTTGCCGACGCGCTCTCGCGCTACCTGGCCGAGGTGTCAGCCACGAAGAAGGGGCACGTGGTAGAGCAATCAATTGCCAGAATCTGGCGAGCGACTCGTTTGGCCGTTCGGCCGGTAGATAGGATTCGCAGCTCGGACCTGACCGAACTGCGGGACGAATGGCTCAAGGACCGAGCCCCCTCCACGGTGGTGCGGCGAATGGCATTTCTCTCCCACGTCTTCACCGTCGTTCGAAAAGATTGGGGCTTTGACCAGTTGGCCAACCCGGTGCAGTTGGTGCGCCGGCCGGCCGTTGATGACGCGCGCGATCGCCGCCTGTTCGATCGCATCACCCTGCGAGGCGTGTCGGATGACGATTGCCCTCGCAAGGAGCTGGAATGGATCATTCGCGCCACGCGGTCGGCTGAGCTTCCCACCATCCTTACCGTCGCCCAGGAAATAGGCATGCGGCGCTCCGAGGTTGTTGGCATCCAACGCGAACACCTGGACCTCATGCATGGCGTGGTGCATTTGCCGCACACGAAAAACGGCCGCGCCCGCGATGTGCCCCTGACGCCGCGGGCGCGAGAGGCCTTGCGCCGCTGGGTCACAGGCAAGCCGATGCGAGGCCGGACCTTTACTATCCAGCCCGGCTCCGTCACCCGCGCCTTCATCCGGGCGCGCCGGCGCGCCAGACTGCGGTATGAGGGCATGTGCCGGCACTATGGCCGCCGGCCCAATTCGGCCTACTTCCGCGACCTGAGATTTCATGATCTGCGGCATGAAGGCACGTCGCAGTTGGCCACTGTGTTTCAGATTCACGAGCTGGCCAAGGTCAACGGGAACGTCGATACACGCATGCTGCTGCGCTACTACCACCCACACGGCCGCGAGCTTGCTCAGAAGCTGGCGCGCAGCCCGCTCGGCCGCCGACAATTGGAGGAGATGCGCCGCGAGCGCGAGATAGAGCTGGAAGCCCTGCCTCTAGCCGCATAACCCCTAGGCTGCGGCCTCGGCGTCCTCGACTGGTCGCGGCGGCTCCATCTCCGTCAGCCAGTCGGGCAAGGCACCCCACCCCGGGTAGCTGACCCGGCCTCCGGCGCCCACATGCTCTGCGCCGACCACGTATGGCGCGCCCGTTTCCACCACCCACAGCGGCGTGGTGCGATAGTCATCGACCATCTCCCACTCCCCGCCCACACGGCGCTGCACTTTGCCGGCCGGCGGGTCCGGCGGCGCATCCGCGAAGGCGCCGAAGGGGACGTTGTAGTAGCCGGGCGCCAGGGTAAGTTCGTTGGCGATCGTCTCGTAAATGAACAGACCGTCGCTGTCGGTCTGAAAGACGGCTTTTTGTTTCATGGGTACTCCAAAGAAAAAGAGGGAATTGCACTGCAAACGCAAGGGCGCTCGGTAGCCGCCAGGGCGACGCCCTCCAAAACGTTACGGGGTCCTTTGGAGCGGTTCAAAACACAGTGTCCTGGCAGACACTTCAGGGTGCTTTTCGAGATAGCGGCATTCAGGCGAATTACAACCGTCCAACCCCGTATTCGGTTGCTGAACTATTGTGGTCCGGCGTCTCTTTTGACGCGTCCAGAGTTGCACGCACGACGGCCGAAACCCGCCCTCTCAATACCGCCTATCACCCGCGCATCCATGCATAGCCTATGCATGGATGCGCGGATGGAAGGCCGTGTTTTTGGGGCGCGTTTCGCTTGACGTTCTAGCGACTCTTGCGTTGTCGAAAGAAAGGCCGTGGTACTGCGTTCCATTGCCGGCAGTAGCTTGCTCACCAGGTACCGGATTTGAGTGATCAAAAACCCCTGATACAGCAGAGAAATCATTAAATCCGTCCAGCGTTCCGAAGGTCCTCTGCGTTGCATCAAACTGCCAACTACCGAACTGTCTTGCATTTGCAGTGTCAGCGTCAGTTCCCGTGAAACGGCGGAACATATTGCGAAGATCCGGCACCCGAAACTGGTTCGCGTCGACGTCCACGAAGTAATGCGCACCCACGTTGGCGGCCCACGTGGCCTGCGTGACCACCAGGTTGTTCTCCTGGGCGTAGCCCCACAGCCGTGCATACGCCGCCTTGGGCAGCAACCCGCCCACGGCGTCCACCTCGCTAGCCAGCGGCGCCAGGGTATGCCCGTCCAAGGGTCGGCCGCAGAGCGGCGACCGGTAGCCGGTGAACGACGCCGAAGCGGACCAGATCCAGACTTCGCTGCATTCCGCCACCACGATAGGGCCAATGTTCGATGAAGGTAGCGCAGTAATTGAGCAGATCTTCGGCGCCGCAAGGATCGCCCGGGCCTCATCCGCAGTCTTGTGCGCATATTTGCCTTCATCGCCACCGACCAGGAACTGGTTTTCCGCCACCGAGCTGAACCCCGTGCCGCCGCGCGATACCGCAAGAGTGCCGGCGGCGGCGCGGTCCATGTCCAGATTTTGAAGTGCGTGAAGCAGGATATCGATAGTGTCAGGCCCCACCGACTGGCCCATGGCATCGGCCACGGATTTCACCTGCTGATACAGCCAGGCCAGCTTCTGATCGTTGAGCTGCTGCACCAGGTTGAACTGCTCCACCGTAGGAGGAATGGAGCCAATGAAGGCCCAACCGGATTTGTACTGAGGCAGGGAGATATCCCCCACGGTGCCGTTTTCGGCCCACAATGCGCCGAACAGCTCGAAAAAGGTAGGAGCAGCCATGTATTAAATCCTTCGCGCCAGCACGCCGACGCCGAAACCATAGAAACCCTGCTCGCGGAAGCCAAAGGGCCTGTCCGTCGAGCCGGAGATAAACTGCACGCCCACGCCCGCGAGTTTGGGAACCCACTTGTATGGGTTGGTCATGAGCGGGTCGTTTGGGCCCGGGATCCGATCGACCCAGATCCGGATCTTCGCGTTTCCCGCGTCCTGAACCAACACTCGCGACACGTCAAAGATGGGTTTCAACGCCGCGGCGATTTCTGGCGCCGTGCCGCGGCCATTGTTCAGGGCGATCTTCCAGTACAGGAGCTTTCTGTATTCCGGATCCAGCAGCGTGGTGGAGCCCCCGACGGCCCGTTCGAAGGCACGGCGCAGCCGCGCCACGCCGAAGCCGCCCACGTTCGGCTGGCCGTCAAAGCCGAAAAACTGGACGTAGACGGTGTCATCGATGGTGCGCGGCAGGCCCACAATCTCGCCGATGCCGTCCAGTTGCTTCCCCTCCGCGGAGTCGAGCCAGCGCTTTTCGTACAAATCGCGCAGCGCGCCCTGCAGGCCATCGGCAGGCTTGAGCAACGCCGTCACCAGCGCGCGCAACCGGGGCTTCGACTGGAACTGGCCGAGCCAGTGTCCCCACGCGATCGCGGCGTGGTTTTGTTGAAGGTCCATCAGGTCACCTTAATGCGGGAGCGATCGAACACCGCCACCTGGGCGTCCAGGATCTCGACGTTATCTTCCGAGAAGTCGGCGGGCCCGGGCACAAAGGCCGGGTCCGTTGAGGAGGCCAGGGCCAGCACCACCGACTTAATCCCCGTCGTCCTGTAGATCGCCCCGAACAGCCGCTGGCGGATGACGTCATCGCCAATCGAGAAGCCGTCACCAGCCGTGGCCAAGTTGTCCGCGACATCGTCCAGCCCCGTCGGCGGAAAAACTTGCTCCGCCGGCGGCAGCAGAGTCAGCTCCGCAGACACCCAGACGTAGACCCGTTCCGGGCGGTCGAACTTGATGGGCTGCTGGGCGCCCTCATCGTCAATGACGACCACCAGACTGCCCCCATTGGTGTCAATCCCCCCACCTTTCGTCCGAAAGATCGCCTCGGCCAGCTCCTCATCGAGGCCGCCGTCCACCACGACGTGGATGGAATGCGGCAGGCGGCCCGCCGCGTCTGGCCCGTCCGTGTCATTTTCGAACACCTTAATGGCCCGAACGCCCGGTACTCGATCTCGAATGTTGGGCGCGATGCTCGGTAGCGTGCCCGCCCCCAGCCTGAACAACCCAGACGGATAGCGGGCGCTCAGTTCAGCATCGTTTTCCGCGAGCCGCCCAGCGGTACCCGCCTGCAGGTTATCGACCCCATCCCAGCCGTCTACGGCCGTTACGATGGCGTTCAGGTCGCCCACTGCGGCAACCTCCTCCGAGGCCTCCTCGGTGACGGCCAGGCCGGGAGAGCCCAGCCGCGCCAACGAAAAATTGGCCGACCAGGCGAATGCGGACGCGACCCGCCCGCCGGTATGCATTCGAATTGACGCGCCATCGCTGGAGACGTCCAGACTGCTGGCGGAAACTGCCGCGACCAGGCCGGCCAGGATGGCGGGCAGGTTCGTCACGGCCCCGGAGGTGTACGAATACGCCTGCCCGTCTACGCTGACGGAGTACAGCGCGTTCGGCTGTACAACGGGCTGCAGCGTCACATCGGCCGCGGCGCCCGGCAGTATTCGCACGTCGCCTTCCAGCCGCCACAAGTTCTGGCTGACTCGGTGGCGGACCTGCGCCCCTTGCGCAACGGTGGTGCCGCTCTGGCCATACACAACGACATAGGCGCGCGCTTGCTCGTCCCCCAGACGCTTCACGCCTGTGAACGAAACAGCGCGATCTAGAGACACGCCATTGGCGGAGCCGGGGTACATGGCCAGATAGACTCCTTCCGCCTGCTCCCACAATGCCGCCTCGCGCTCAGCGAACGTATCGATCAGCAGCCCGGTAATGCTATCCGGCCGGGTCTCCACGGTTTCAGCCACGCCCGCGGCGAGCAGCTTCGCCCGCAGGTCTTCAATAATCTCCTGGCGAATCTCGGGCAGGCGCATGCGCACGAACCCATCCGGTGTCACACCGTAGGCCATAGGTAACCTCTTGAATTTTCTGAATTTAGGGCATGCCGAGCGTCACGATTCCGTCAGCCAGGCCTTCCGTTGTCTCGGCTTCGAACGTCACGCGAAGCGCGCGCGCGGCGCGATCGACTTCCAGGCCAAGGCGCTGGACGGCAGTCACGCTGGGGACGTCCACTATGCGCGCGCGGAGCACAGCCTCGATGGAAGCCCGGTCGGGGTTCTTGACCAGGATGTCTTCGAAATACGGCACGCCGAAGGAAGTGTCGAGAAACCATTCACCCAAGAGCACGCGGAGGGTGATCCCGATCTGCTGGCGGACGCGTTCCGCGCCCCCAACCAGGCGAGTAGCGCCCATCAAGTCCAAGGCGAGGTCGCCATCCATGGAAAGTGCAAGGTCCAGGCTCATCAGATAGGCTCCTCGGTTGTGCCGCCGGCATAAGGATGTTTGTGCGTGCTGCCAACATCCTTGCCGTTGTGGGTCAGCGAGCCGTTGCGGAAGTTCACATCCCCTTCGATGGTGATGGTCGCGCCACCGCCGCCGGCACCTCTGGAACCATGCATGCCCTGGGTATAGGTCAGCAGACCATTGACGGTCAGCGGCCCGTTGAAGGTTCCCTCATCCATGTTGACCTCCCACGTCCGCACGTTCATGGTCAGGTGCCCTTCGGGCGAGAGCTTCAGGGTGCCCGGTCCGTACTGGATGCTGACATTCTCCGTGTCGGCCGCCACGGTGCCGGGTCGCATCACCGGCGTCGCGAACGCATCGGATAGGTCGAACTGCCGAGGATCGTCTGGCGGGCCGTCGCTGCCCGCGAGCCAGTTTTCCAGCGCGCGTGCAGAAAAGGACAGCTTGACCGCGTCACCCGCCTTGAGCGGTACCGAGATCAGGGCCTCTGCACCGTTCACGTCTCCCACGGGCCAGCAGACCGGCACGCGGACGATTTGAGGGGCGCGCAGTACTTCGCCGTTGGCCAGGCGCTTTGCCAGCGCCGGCCGAGCGGTGATGGACTTGCCGTCGTAGGACACCACCACCCCGGGCAGCGTGGTGTATACCTCGGCCAGCTCGCTGGCGATCAGCGCCCTAAGCACTGCAATCGGGTTGCCGTTCATGAATCTGCCTTCTTTTTGGGCGGCGCGTACCTGTCGACCAGTTCGAGCTCAGTCTGCCAATCCCCGCCCGCGCTATCGCCCGTGCTGCGCAGCGCTTCAATTCGAAGGAACGCCTCGACCGTGCGGCTTTCCAGCTTCACCAAATCGCCCGGGTTCAGCGTGGGCAATAGCAAGGACGTGACACGCCAGCCGTCCCGCTGCTGCCGCGCGCTGACAAGGTTCACGTCGTCGCCGGTCGTCTTGTCCCTTACCTTGGCCTTTTCCCGCGCCGCCTCGCGCGTCCGCTCCGGGTACCCCAACAGTCCGGTATCCGCGGCCAGCACCACGGCGCGCCGGCGCGTCGTGCCTTTGCGTGCGATGACCTGCAATTGCTGGTTTTGAATCGACCACTCCAGGCCGGTCCCCTGGGTCACCTTGTGCAGCGCGGTGCGCGCGGCGCCATAGAACGAAAACCCCTGCTGCCAGCGCCGATCCGGCACATCATCGGCCATAACCAAGGAGAGGCCCATCTGGCGCGCTATGTTCTGAATGATGGATGACGCCTGAGCGCCTGGTCCGAGGCCGATAGAAACCGCCGTGTCTCGCACCTCCGCGTAGCCGTCTTTCACAATCAACTCGGTCACCACATCCGGCTGTTCGAACTTGGTATAGGCGAAGACCACACTGCCGGCCGCCAGCAACAGCGGCCCGTCCTCTTCCGCGTATCCCGCATACAGGACGCACATGAGCCCAGGCTCTTCGAGCGCGCGGCGCGTGGGCTCGGCCAGGTTGTAGACGCGGATCACATGCTCGTTCGGCTCTTCGGCGGCGTCCTTGGTGACGTCGAAGGTAATGCGCATGGGCTGAACAATTTCCACCCCCTGCTGGTTCGGCTTGCCCACCAGCAGCCGGTACACACGATCAAACCGCGCCATCAGCTACCTCCGCCGACTCCACATAGATAAGTGCCACCTGGCCGGCGGGCAGCGCCTCGCGGCTGATAGTGTTGCGCCTGTCCGGGGCCAAGGCGACCAGCTCGCCCGGAGGCACGGCCAAATGGCGGTACCAGGCCAGTAGTGGCCGGTCCGGTACGACGGCGATGCCCGAGACAATTACTTCGTTGTAGGCGTTTTCGATTGAAAGCGTCCACTGTTCGGCTTCGCTGTTCCAGGACACCTGGAAAAAATAGGTCAGCCCATCCAGCTCGACCTCGATGAGGCTGTCGTTGGAATCGATAACGGGAATTTTCAGCATTGGGCTACCTCTGGAAAATCGACCCAACCTTGCCCTTCAGCTCCGATTGCTCGCGCGGCGTTGGCTCGGCCCCGTTTGTCTTGCCGGCGTTGGTCTTTGTACCTCCGGCCTTACCGGAAGCGGTGCCGCTGGTCTTCTCGGGCGGGATATCCCCCTGTCGCAACGCCACCTTCCGGATCTTTCGGAATTCGGCCGTGATAGAGAAGCGGTCGCCCGCGTCATTGGAGCGCCCGATCGAGCACCGGGTCATTGCAAAGTCCACGTACACGTCAAGGCCAGTCGTGATGGTGATGGGCAGCCGGTCGGCGTGGATCTTGCGCAGCGCCGCCTTGGCACTAATCAGCTTCTGGCGCCCCGTGCCCAGCGAGTTCGCCCCGCTTGTCCGCTGCCCACCTACTCCCCCCAGCAGGGACGCCTCGGCCGCAGTCACCCAGCCGTCCATCTGCAGACGTTCAGACTCTTGCGCAATGTGGTCCGTCACGGGAGGCCCCTCCTCCACCGCGTAGCTGGTGGCCTGGCTTTCCAGCTCAGTCGCCTCGGTAATGAGCGCATCGAGCGGAATGACGCCGATGCTGCTGCCGCCCCCCAACCGAACAACATCGAAACAAAGCTCATCGCACACCCCCTTTACGGCGCAACTTCGACCCCTGTGGGAGTACCGAGAATGCGCGCCATCTGATCAATGCTGCGGCGCTGCGTGCTTTCCATGCCGCGCCTGGTGGCGCCTGCGACGGCGTTGGGGTCGGCGCCCGGCGCATTGACCGTGACTTCGTTGTGAATATCGACCTGGCCCAGGCCACCGAGCCCGCCCGCGCCCGCTCGAAGTGCGGTGCCGGCCGACACGGAAGGAATGCCCGCACCATATGCGAACGCCTGCCATTGAGGCAGCGCGCCCAGAGCGCCACGCGGGCCGGTCATGAGCGCCTTCTGGTCATCGGTCAGCATTTTTCCGGGGAGCAGGTCTTTCAGCACCTTTGCGGCCGCCTCCACCTTGTCGGTGATCCACTTCCCAATCGCGCTGCCGATTTCCTGGATCTTCGCGATCATCCGCCCGCCGATGTCATCGAAGAAGCCCAGAAGGCCGTCGAGCGCCTCCTTCCCCTTCTTCTTGAACGCGTCCCAGGTTTCACCAAAGAACTTGCTGATGCGGTCCCAGTTCTGCCATACCAGCAGTAGGCCGCCCAGGACGAGGCTGATGATGCGACCTACCGGGTGCGCGGCGAACGCAGCCCACAGCATCGGCACCGCGCGCAAGGCCAGAAAGGTGATCAGCCCGCGAATCGGCGAAAGAATTGCCCATACCCCATAGAGCAAGACAGCGATAGTGCCCCACTTGGTGACCCACGGCCCCAGCGCCTGCCCCGCCCCGCCCAGCATGTCCTTGATCTGGACGAGGAAGTTCTTGACCGCTTCGATCTCCCCCTTCCATTCTCCGACCGGCCCGATCAGGTCGCCGAAAACCGAATCGCCGCCCCGGAACCACACACCGATGTCATCCACCAGCAGGTAGATGGAATACAGGATCGCTGCCATGCGCAGGAGGGGCGCCAGCGAACGATTCCACAAGGTCAGCATGCGCAGCGCACCGGCCGGCCCGCGTCGCAGGGCCATTGCGCTGTCCAGGCCGATGGCTGTCCGAGTGGCCGTGACCATTGAGCGGATCAGGCCGCCGGACTGGACGGTCGCCAAGGCCATCCAGTTGCGCAGCCGGACCAACCCCCAGGCAGCCCCTACGAGCGCCAGCAGCTTGACGACGGCGCCGATGTTATCGGCCAGCAACTCGATGCTCTTCGTCACCCCACCCACCGCCGCCTTCCCGAGCGCCATTTGGCCAAAGAAGCGCTGGAAGGCGTCGCTCCACACCGTCATCGCATCCGCGATCGTGACCGGCATGGATTCGGCCTCAACCCGCATTTTTGCGAGCTGAGTTTGCAGCGCCGGCAAGAACTGGTCCGTTGTAACCTTGCCGGCCTTCACCTGCTCGAGCAGCTTGTCGGTGGTCGTGCCGAGGCCATCGGCCAGGGCCACCTGCAGGCGGGGCGCCGCGCGCATCAGCGTGGCGTATTGCTCCATTCCCAGCTTGCCCTGCATGATGGCGGCCGTCAGGGCAGAAATGACCGATTCCTGGTCCTGGACTTTGGTGCTGGACAGTGCCATGCCCAGCGACAGCCCCTCCGTCACATCAACCGTGTCCTGGGTGGACTTGCCCAGGTCGGACATCGTCCGCCTGGTGCGCACGAACAGCTCTGCATTGTCGGCGTAGGCCTTGTACGTCAGGCGGGAAATCCGCGCCAGGTCCTGATCCACCTCCCCGTATTCCTGTGCCGACGCGGTGACCTGACGCATACGGGCTTCCAATTGCCCCCACGCGTCGATATCCCCCGAAATTCGGTGAAGGATCGACACGCCGAAGACAGCGCTCAGGACGCCCCGCAAGCCGCTGAACGCGCCCGCCTGCTCGCGGGCAAGCCGCGCACCGCGTGCAACGTTGCGATTGAAACCGTCTTGCGCGCCGCGAGCGTCTTGGATGGCCAGGCGGACGCCCTCCCATGCGCCAATCCCGGCCTCACGGACAGTGCGCATGCCAACCCGCGCGCGCGCCATGAGCGCGCCGTAGGCGGCCTGAACTTGCCCGATCCTGGCGCGGCTTTCCCCAACGTCAACGGGGAACGCCGCAGGCCTGCCCACGCCTGCGGCACCGGCGGCCGCTCCGGCGCGCACCGCCAGTGGTTGCGGCGCTGGCAACGGTCCGCCGACCGGCGGCGCCACCGGCGACCGCGGCCCCGCGGCGCGCGATCCCCATGCACCGGGCTGATAGACCGACCCAGTCAGCGCCTGGCGCATGGCCTGCACGGTCTTCGTGCTGGCCTTCTGCAGAGAGTCTTGGGTTGCCTGGTACGTTTCCTGGTACCGCTTTAGGCCCGATTCATCCACCTGATAGCGCAGGAGGGTGACCAGCTCACGGACTATGGTCATTGCGTGTTCTTCCTACTTGCGTGTGCCCGCGCCGCGTCCTGGGCGTCCATCAGTGCATTCAGCTTCATGATGTCCAGCAGGTCGACGTCGGCACGGCGCACGGCGTCCAGGCTGACGTGCCCCGCCAGCACGGGACGCCAGACGATCAGCTCTCGCTCGAAGGCGGGATCAAACTTCCCGACAGCGTCGCCAGCTTCTCGCGGACCGGACCAAAGCGGCCGGCCCATTGAACGAAAGGGCCGGCGAAGTTGTGCTTGAGGATGTGAAACAACAGCTCCAGGATCTGGGAGAAGTCCTCGAAGGCCAGGCCCCGATGCGCCGCGGTCAGTTTCTGCGGGTCGCGGCCCGCCAGTTCGAAGCTCACCAGTTCGGCATCGATCAACTTTTCGGACCACGCTTTCATCGCGGCGCCGCCCAGGCGCGCCGAAAGGTCCTGAAGCGCCAGTCGCATCGCCTGCTCGTCGCGCTCCTGAGCGCCGTCCGCGCTGAACACCGCCGACAGCAGGGCTCCGGCGGCGGGCAGAACTTCCTTCTGCAGGTCACCCAGCAACTCCAGCTGCCGGAAGGCGTCGAACCTGGTGATGTGAAACGTGGTGGTGCCAATCAGCACCTTGAGATTGCGGCTCATCAGCTATTACCCCCAACGACGTTGATGGATTGCCCGGTTTCGATGACCCATTCGCGGTTGCCAACCTTCGCGGCGTAGCCGGCGTCCGGCGTCTTGACGACCCAGGCGGAGTCGGCCGCGTGAAGCGACTTTCCGCGCAGGTCGGTAACCGCCACCGGAACGGCTCCAAGGCCGTCGGTGGACTTGTCGGCTTGATGCAGGGCCGTCAGCAGTGCGTTGCTGGCGCTGGTCTGCAGCAGCGTCACCACGATGCGAAGGCGCGAATCGCGCGACATCGATCGCGCGACTTCGCCGTCGGCGCCGGAGACGGAGGAAATTCCCTCCCCGATCTCGGACACCGTCACGAAAGTGTCTTCGGCCAGGCCGCTCAAGGCGATGGCGCCCATCACGATCTTGATCTGGCCAGGTGCGTAAGTTTTCACGGACATGGTGGCTCCGTTAGATTTGTTGGTAGGTCAGGTTGCCCTTGATCTCGGCAACGTGGATGGCACCGGCCAGGCGCGCGCTGAACTTCAGGTCGCGCAGGATCCGGTTGGCCTTGTCGTTGGCGGAAATGTCCATAGAGCGCGGCGCGGAAATGACAAAGCCCGGGATCCGGATGCCTGCGCTGTCGATCTCGTCCGGTGCGATCAAGCCCCGCGCCTGGCCCAGCAGCAGCGCCTGGCGTACGCCATTGACGATGATCTGAATGCCGTCGTCGGTGTACGGGACTTTGCCGTCGGCATTGATCATTTGCGTGGCGACGTTGATCTTGATCTGCTCCGCCAGCCAGTCTCGTCCACGGATCACGTCAATCCATTCGCCCGCCGCGACCTTGCCGTTCTGCGTGATGGCGAAGTTCCGCATCTGCTCAAACGTGTTGGCGTTCTTGGCATGCGCGGCGAGGGCTTGGCCCTCGGCCAGGTTGTCGTAGGTGATCCCCGACAGCCGGGCATTAGCCCACGTTTCGCCCCCGGGGTAGTAGGTAAAGCGGTTGGCCATCACAGCCGATTCCAGCGCTTCGCTTGCCGCTTTGCTGTGGAACCAGACGTGCGTGCGGAAGTACTGCTTTTGCTGGCACTTGGATGCGACATCCGTATCAATTGCGGCGTCAATGATGCCCGCCTGGGCACTGGACACGCCGAACAGGCAGCCGTTCGATTCCACCCACTCTGCGGCATCCAGCACGTCTGCTTCCACGCGGCTGGCCAGCGCAACGCCGTACCAGTCCGCGCTTTCCCGGCGGCATGCGGTGAGCGCTGCCGTTGGTGTCTCGGAACTGGTCGGAATCGAAATCGAAAGGTTGCCCTTTACAGACACCGCGACCGCCGCGTCGGCGGCGTTCGCCGTAATGGACACTTCGGCGCCGACAGCGGTAGCTTCGACCGGTGCAGCGGTCGCCGCGATGGCCGCCACCAGGCCAGCGGCGATGGTGGTAGTGGTGCTGTCGGCCAAGCCGGAAAAACTCACCTGCGCGGATTGGACACTTCCGTCGGCCGCGCGCCACTGCAGGTTCACGCCGTATGCGGACATGCTCGCGCGCGTGACGGTGACGCGCGAAGTCTCCACATGGCGGCGCCCCACAAAGACGCGTTGTACCGTGGGAATCTGCTTGAACGCGTCCCGGACAGCGACGTAAAGCGGGTCGGATTGGCTGACGCCCAACTCCAGCAGTTCCGACGCTTCGGTGACCACCAGGATGCGGTTGACGGCCACGGAGTGGGCGCCCAGCACCAGGACATCGGAGAAGTTCTGCTCCTTGATGGCCGTGGTGCTCAGGGAGATCGCCACATTGACGATCCGATCGATGTTTGCCATTTGCGGCTCCAAAAGAAAAACCGCCCACAGGCGGCTGGATGGCGAGGGACAGGCGCACTAAGGCGCGGGCGTTGCTGTCACTGTGAAAGAAGTTTCGGGCAGATCCGTCGCGCCCCCGGACGCACTGAATTCCACTTTGACGGCGTCCACCCGGCCAACGGGCGCGGCGAAAGAGCGGGCGTACCGGATGCCCAGCTCCAATACGCCGCGGCGCTCATAGCGCACAGCGTCACGCAGGACCGGGATGTTTTGAAGACGCCCTATCTCGAAGACGGCCAGGCCAAGTGCCTCGGCGCGCTCCTCATAAAGCGCGTGCCTCAGCTTGAGCCCCAACTCGCCCAGGCGTTCAAATGCGGAGGGCCCGTAGGCCTGCAGCTCCACCGAGGCGTCATCGTGCTGGCGCACAGACTGCATGCCGTCATCCAAGACTGGGCCCGCTTCGACGCTGCTGGCTTGATCCCAGCGGACCGCCAGCGCGATGTAGGGCGGGCGCGGACGAGGCCCGTTTTCATCCGCGAAGACCACCAGCACCCCGCCGGCGGCCGCCTCGATCAATTCGAAGATTGCGTCCTGTGGATCCATCCCTACACCTCCTAAATTTCGGGCCGATGGGACATCTACGCGCGCTCGCGCCGACTCGGCACTGCCCTCCCCGGTAGCCTGGAACGCCCAGCCGGGCCTGGTGAGTCCTTCCGGACGTTTTGCCCCGTCCGGCCCCGGTCCAGGCAGCCGGGGAACTCTCGGGCGTACTACTGCTCTGCGTCCGCCAGCAGGACGGCCAGATATCGAAAATGCGGAATCACCCCCGACTGCCAAGGCGCCACGCCCACGAGGAGATACTCGCCGGCCATCGGGCCGGCGCCCCACACCAGGCGGTCCCCGTTGCGCCAATCCTGACCCGCGACATTCATTTGCGCGTTGGTATAAATGCGCACGGCGGCGCGCACACGCCGCCCTTCGGCATGAGCCTGCAGCAGGTCGTAGTCGCCCGCCTTCGCGGGCTGAACCGAAGCGCTGATCGTCAGATCCGGCCCCTGGGCGCCTTCCGCCCACCGACCTCGAACGTGCTGCCCAGGCTCTCGCGTACGGACCACATGCGGCTTACGGAAGCTCATTTCCTAGACCTTTTCGTATCGGATAGCGCCAACCATCAAGCCGTCATCGATCAGAGGCACATCGCTGCCTTTCTTCTTGACCGTGGCGGGGGCATTGGGCTCCGCCCACTTCTTCGACTGCTGCACGTGCGCTTTCTGATGCTTTTCGGCGAACGTGCCCAGCTGGCCCAGCGCGGCATCGATATCCAGGCGCCCGTCTTGAAGGGCTTCGGCCATCCGGCCCATGGCCTGGCCGAGGACATCGGCGTTCTTCTCAGCAAAGTCGCGCATGGCCGGCCGTGCCGGAACACGCTCTGTTCCGAATTCGTTAAAAATCGCGATATCGAGCAGGTCCGCGCCGGATTCGGGGTCCTTTCCGGCGCCCGCCTGGATCCCGAACTTCACGCCCCGCCCGTTGATCGCCTTGGCCAGGCGCACCTGCTCGCCCAGGCCCTTGTCGATGGATTTAACAGACACGCGGCGTACTCCTCACGGTGGCCGCGCCCACCCGGCAGACGCGCGCCAGGCGTTCGTACCTCTCATAGAACCCCGCCGGATCGGCGGCACCCTCCACCTTGCCGTACGTGCGCTGCAGGTCGCCTTCCTTCTCGCTGACAATCCCTGGCCGCACCAGGACTCCGTCTGCCTCGGCCGACCGTTGCTGCTTGATCTGGTAGAGCAGCCAGGCGGCGTACCAAAGCTGGGCCTCGTCCTGCTTTTTGCTGGGTAGGCACAGGGGCCGGTACTCGGCGGCCATGGCCAGGGCCCGGTCCTTGTCGGAACTCGGCATGGAAGCCACCGCCGGCGCCAGAAAGTCCAGATCGTCGACAGTGGCCGCCATGGCTACTGCTCCGCGCTGGCCTTCAAGGCCTCGTACAGCCCCTGCAGCTCGGCCTTGTTGGCGGACGCGTCGTACTGCGCGCCCTGGCCATCGAGCCACTTCTTCAGTTCCACGACCGTCGACGGCTCCTTCTCGTCGGCGGTGCCGTTGCTGGCCTGCCCGCGCTTCTTGCCGGCCGGTCGGCCGTCGGCCGGCACTTCTGCCTCGACCAGCATGCCGCGCTTGATCAGGTCCTGAACGCCGCGCGTTTCCGGATCGACCTGGGCCGACTTGGTCGGCGCGATCACGGTATGGCCGCCGATGTTGATCACGGCCTTGGTGGTGTTGGTGTAGTAAGGCATCAGATTTCCCCCTTCGCCAGCGACAGCGGGTAATAAACGACCACCCCACCGGCACGCGCCAGGCAGGGAACCACCAGCTCGAGGCCACGCGCCTGCGCGGCCAGCTGGTTGAACGGCATGGGCAGCTCCATGGCCAGGTTTTCCTCGCTGTATTCGTAGGCCAGGATCAGATCTTTGCCGCCGGCGCCCGCGCCCTTGAATTCAGCCGCGCCCATGATCTGCAGGCCCGGATGCTTGTCCTGGAAGAACTGCCCCACCGTTTTGCCGTTGGTGTCAGGCACGCGGAGCGAAAAGATGCGGCTGCGGTGGTCCGTCGACATGACGACGCGTGTGGGCGTGTGCACGTCCTTGGACTGGTTGACCACCCCGTCGTAAATCATGTCCAGGTCGGCCAGGATCTGATCAGCGGTCGTCGTTGGATTCAGCCAATCGCCATGCAGGCCGACCACCAGCGGGACGTTGGGGTGATTCACCAGGCCGTACAGGCCATATTTGGTGTCGCCGATCAGCGCCATCTGGTTCAACTTGATCTCGACAGCCTTGCGGGCCGCCATCGACTTGCGTGTGGGCAGGTCGGTACGGTTGGCCGCCGCCGCGCGCAGTTCCATCACGCTGTAGCCGTAGGAGTCGCCGATGTTCTTGATCTGGGCGACCTTCTCTTCGCCCTTGACATCGGCGCGCGGCAGATCGTCGGCATAGTTCGCCACGATCTTCGCCATGCCGACCTCGTCGTACATGAAGTACGTGAAGGTCTCGGCCCACTCGGGCACTTCGGTGGAAATCGGCACCAATTGCAGACCGACCATCGGCGGCAGCTTCTTGTCGTACGTGCGCGTCTTGACGTAGTCCAGCTGGCGAGCGGTGAAGAGGCCTTCATCCTCGCGCATGCCAGCCAGCGCCACGACAATCTTCTTGACGGCCGGCAGATCGGCCTCGTCGTAATGCTCGTGTTGGTCCATGGTTTTCCCAATGAAAAAGGCCCCTCCGGGGCCTTGGGTTGATCAGTCGTCGCGGACGATTAGGGAGTAGCGGGGGCTTGCGCGAACGGCGCGTGCAGTTCGATCAGCGCGATCTTGCCGCCGGCCACGTCGACCACGCCCGAGCGGAAGACGGCATTCGGCACCGCCGTGGCGCCGGCGTCCGACACCGTGCCGTCGGCCGCGCACTTCACCGGGCCGTCCTTGGTGACGGCGCCGCCGCTGGTGACCAGCGCCCAGCCGCGGCGCACGCGCAGCACGCTGACGGCGTCGAACTCGCGGTAGCCGCCGTCGCGGGGGATGGTGTGCGTGTGCAGGGCCAGGCCGCGGATGCGGGAGCCAGGCCCTGCAACGATGCGCTCGTTCGTCGTGTCGCCCACGATCACGCCCGGCGGGATGGCGCCGGCGGCGGCGCAAGTTTCAACGTCGTCGTAGCCAAGGTCCGCCTTCATGCCGGCGTAGGCAACGTCCATGCGGTCGTCATAAACGGGGGGCATTATTCGCCTCCTTGCTTCAGGTTCGAAAGATAGGATTGGCGGGCCGAGCGGGCCGAGGTCGGCGGCTCGACGCCGTCAGCGCGTTCCTTGCCGGTGGGCGCCGGCTTTTGGCCACCGCCCAGCTCGCGGCGCTGATTCGCGACGGCATCCTGGCGGGCCTGGGCGTCGTTGACGGCCAGGTCAAAGGCCGCCTCCACGTAGCCGTCGGACTTGCCAGCCATGTCGAAGGAATCGCCGCGGATGGCCTTGATGACGCCCTCGCGCAGCACGCGGTCGGCAGTGCCCGCCTTGAATTCCACCTTATGCTGGGCGGCGGTGGCTTCCAGCTTCACACGCGCCAAGGCCGCGCCCTGCGCATCCTCGCGGGCCTTGGCGATGCCCGCCTCAGCCGCGTCGGCACGCGCCTTTTCACTGTCTGCCCGCGCGGCTTCGGTGTCCACCTTGGCAGTGGTTGCCTTCAGCTCGGTACGCAGGCGGTTCAACTCCTGCTCGACTTCCGGCGCGGCGTCATACGACAGGCCGGAATCGAGGCGGATCTTGACCATGCTCATGTCATTTTCCTCTTCGGTTTTCGTTACGGCGTCTGCCGCGTCAAGGTTGAGCCGCGCGTTGCCGGCGCGGCCACGTTTCACCACCGCCAGGTGGTTGTATCGGATGTTTCGCTGGACGGCGTCGTAGCGCTCACCGTTGGGCGAGACGCCGGGCGTTTCGTCCAGCTCGAGCTCGTAGCCGAGCGACAATTCCTTGTTTCCCGCGTCCACCGGAGCGGTGTCGAAGATGTGGATATCTCCAACCATGTCATCGCCGTCCTGGCGCCCCCCGGAAAGCGCGGTCCCGACGATATGCTGACGCACGTTCTTGGCGGTCACCTTGCCCGGGTGGCCGTCCGTGACCGGCTTGCCGCGCAGGCTGGCCATGGAATCGGCGTTGAAAACTTCATCAGGGGGCCGGTACTCGCGCCGGGTTCTCCCTCCGCCATCGCGGTATTCGAAAACGCCCGTGCGGGTCAGCACCGGCGTATCAACGAGGTAGCCCTCGTCTGTGCGGGTGGCCTTCAAAGGCGCCCGGTCGTATCGCATAACCATGGTTCTATCCTCAGTGGACTATCAGCCCGTCCAGGTCATCTAGCGCGGGCAAGACCGCCTCAGCCCAACACCGGCAGCGGATCGGCTTGCCCGGGTGCCCGTCGGGCGGCGGCTTGTCCCATTCGAATTCTTGCCCCTCGCGCGCAATGTGCTCGTCGCGCTCACGCTCGTCCAGCACGCCGCGCCAGCGGTATTTCTTGACGCCGATGTTGGTCTGCCGGTACTCGGTAAGATCCCCGTTCAGCTTGCCGATCTGGTCCCGGGCGATCAGCTCGGCGCGCTTGCGTGGCAGATCGTAGGTCTGCCGAACTTCTCGGGACATGTCGCGCAGGGACGTACCTTTGCGCACCGCCGCCACCACGCGCCCGTGGAGAGTGTCCAGATACTGCTCAGGAATGGACTTGATCAGACCGATGTTTTCGGATTCCCACGGGCGCAGTACCTTAGCCAAGCCAGGTTCGGCCTTGAACACGTCGACACCGTACGCGCGGCGCAGCAGCCTGTGGTACTGCTCCTTGTTGTACTTCTCGACCCGCTGGGCGACCATCGCCGCAAGGCCCTGCGCGTTCCCGTCATCGACAGCCGCGGCGCCCAGCGCTTCCATGAAGGCACGGCGCAGTGACTCAAACCACCCGTCGTCGCCTGCGGGCGTGTTGCGAAGATCGTCCTCGCGCAACACGCGAGGCAGAACCGGCAGCACGTGGCGTTCGACGGCCAGGATGGTCGCCTCCGCCAGCGTGCGCAACGCGCGCATGTAGTCGCGCTCGTTGCCCAGGGGAAACCGCCATTGCTTAGGTTTCCGCGGCGTACGACTTCGCCGACTGGCCGCTGGGATTGGGGATGAGGCCATAGCGCCCGTTCTCCTTCATGTACGCAAACGCCTGCTCCGGGCTCAGACCGTTGTCCACCGCCGCGCTCAGCGCGTCCATTTCCCGGGCTTCAGCTTCGGCGTTGACCTTCCGGACTTCCGCCGTCTCCTTCGCCGTGGCTGGTTTGAGGGCCGGCCAGGAGATGGACCAGGCCTCTCCCTGGCCCTTGCCTTGGCGTTCCAGGCCCCTCTGCGCGCGTATCAACGACACCACGCGCTCAAGGGCGGGGTTGATCTTCACTTCGCGGCCCATGGCCACAGTGTTGTAAAAGCCCTCGAGGTCGCCGTCCCCTGTGGCGTTCAACCCCGCGGCAGACCGCCCAAAAAGCGAAGTCACCGGGTACCCGCTTTCCGAGGCCACCGCGACCTGGAACTCCGCCAGCGCGTCCTTCACCCCGCTCATGTCCGTACTCAGGACCTGGTAATCATCCTCGGAGTCCACGGCCACGCCATTGAGCGCGTTGCGGACGGCATCGACCATTTCCACGCGCTTTCGAACCACATCCTCCAGCTGCGCCTCGATCGCTTCAGCCAGGCCTTTCATCTTGTGCACTGCCTGCTGCTTTTTCTCCAACAGGCGCAGCGACCAGCGCAGACCTTCGCCGTAGCGTCGAATCGCGCGAAAGGCCCGGGTGACGGCGGGCCGCCCCGCCCAGGGGATTCCTTTGCGGTTGAGCTTCGCCGGCAGCGGATCCCCTGGAACCTCGATCAGCCGGCTTTCGTGGACCAGGAATTCGGCGGAGGGCACGCCGGCGGCCTGGGTGCGCACGCGGTAAAGTTCCGGCATGCCATAGTTGGCCTCGTTCGGGTCGGAATAACGCTTCTCGGTCGCCGACACGTCGTCCAGGGTGAACACCTTCAGCTCCAGCAGCTGCACCAACCCTTCCAGGTCCAGCGGCTCACGCAGAGAGCGCCCGTCCTTGGCTACGATCACGATCGCCCCGCCTCCGGTCAAACGCGCCCAGCGCCAAGCGTCGGCGAGCGCCGGCAGCGCCTTCAGGCGGTCCAACTCCCCGCGCACGCGGTCATCGCCCGTGATTTCCACGCCGCGCGACACCGCCGTGTCCGGGATCATGTCCACCACGCGCGCCGGCAGGCCGCCCTCGGCGTACATCGCCAGGTCATCCAGCCCACTCAAGCCCGCGGCGCCTGCGTCGAGCATCGCAGATCCCAGCACCGCGCTGAGGTAGCCGTCTTCGTTCATCATTTGCTTGCCAGCGCCTGGAAGCGCCCTAGGTTGCTGCCCGCCGTGGCGAGCATGTCGTTGATGGCATCGACCATCGGGTCGACCTGATCGTCGTGCGCGTGCGTGTCATCCGCCGTGAAGGCCTCGCACTCGGCCACGAAGTCGGCCACCCAAGGCGCCTCTTCCGGGATGCAGACCAGGCCCGCCTCGATGTAGCTCTGCACGTCCATGAGCCGCGTTAGCTTGTCCCGGTCGCGCTGCACGCCCTTGACGGGGATCTTGCCGTCCGCGCCCACGTCCTGAATCAGACCGGTCCCGCTTGACTTGTCCTCGATGACGAGCTGGCGCAGCGGCGCCGACAGCTTCGGGTTGAACGGCTTGTTCTTGACCCAGAAGTCCACGGCGCGCCGCTTGAGTTCCGGCGCCTGCCATTTCCCACGCAGCAGGTCCAGCAGGTAGATCTTGCCGTCGTCACCCAGGCCCCAGCATTCGAAAACGCTGTAGTCATTCCGTTCGGCCGTTTTCTGGGCCGTGTCGGCGAACACCTTGCGGGCCGTGAGCCTCGGCGCCACGATGTACCGCCCGAACCAGGCGCCCTGGATCAAATCGCCGCCTAGCGGCGCCGGGCGCTGCTGATACTGCGCCGAGAAGACGTAGCGACTGATGCGCCCGCCTTCCTTGTCGGCGCCCGCGCCCGCCTCCATGGCGAGCAGCTCCGCCAGCGGCTCCTTGTAGGGCCAGTAGCTGAACCGCCCCTTTTCATCCCGGGCGCTGCTGTCGACCTTCGCCTGCAGCTCGGCCGGCAAGCCGGTCACATACGCGTCGTCGATGAGCGCCGGGATGACGACCTGTTCCCAGTCCGGCCCGAGGTTCCCGGCCTCAATGAAGCCAGTCACATCCTCCTGCGCCAGGCGCTGCATGATCACGATGATCGGCGTGTCGGGGTTCGCCCGACGGCTTTTCACCGTTGCGATCAGATCGCGGTTTGCCTTGGCCCGGCGCGGCTTGCTGTAGGCGTCGCCGACCTTGAGCGGATCGTCGATGACGATGGCGCCCTGCCAGCCTTCCGCCATGTGGCCGGCGCGAAAGCCGGTAATCTGGCCGCCAAGCGACACCGCGTAGACGCCGCCGGCCTTCCGGCCGTTGACCTCGATGTTCCAGCGTTTCTTGCTCTTCGCGTCCGCGGCGACCTTCAGCGGCCACAGTTCCTGGAACTCCTCAGACTGGACCAGCTCCTTGGCCGTCTGCGAGTTCAGCAGCGCCAGATCGTCGGAGTAGCTGATGTGCAGGAACCGAGCGCGCGGGTTCAGCGCCAGGCCGCGCGCCATCAGGTTGATGGCGACCAGCTCGGTCTTCGACGAGCCCGGGGGCACGTTGATGACCAGGTTCTTAATACGGCCGTCGATGACCGCCTGCACCTTCTCGGCGATCAGTTCGTGGTGCCAGTTGACCCGGAACTTGATGGCCTGGCGGTGCTTGAAGAAATACCGACTGAAGAACAGGTGGTCCTGCTCGCACATGGCCTTTGCCGTGGCGCGCAGGACAGCGGGGTCAATAGTCGCGGTTGAGCTCGGCGACGGCGGCGGCGACTTCTTTTCCATCGACCACCACCGCTTTCTGTTCTATGGGGCCGCCGCCGGCGCCCGTGTGCTCCCGCCTGTTCGTGAATGCGCCGCCCACCTCCTTGGCGGCCTGCTCCAGCACGCCGGCCGCGCCGACGACGTTGCCCCGGCTGATATGCCGTTCGTAGATCTTGCCGAGGGCGCGAAGCCGGAAGGCCTGGTCCGCGATGGGAATCTCGGCCACCTCCTCCCGGAAGCGCTTGCGCGTCGCTTCGAACAGGTCCGCCCACTTCTTCGCCAGTTTCTGGCCGGCGACCTTCGTCGGGTCGTACTGTGCGACCTGCATGCGAGGGACGTCCAGGCCGAATTCCTCCCTGACTGCTTCCGAAACCTGCGACGGTGTGTCGTAACATGCCAAGGCTTGCACAATGAAGCGCTTGGCTGGTTCGGAAAGCGTTGTCATTGCGCAAGGTCCTAGATGCAGCCAAGTTTTTGGGCGGAGGAGACAAAATTATGGACACCGTCTGGGTGAGCCTTGCAGGCGCCGCGTTTGGCGGCATCATCGCGGCGGGCAGCGCGTGGTTGACTAATTCGGGGCATACGCGTCGGTTGAGAATTCAACTCGAACATGACCGCGAGAAGTTAGCGCGCGAGCTTCGGCGCACCTGCGGGGAGGATCTCTATCAACTGGTGGACGCGTGGCAGAGGAACGTTACCCAATACCATTTAGTTCATTGGCGCGTCCTAGCAGGAAAGCTAACGCCGGACGATGCGCACGAACTCCTGCGCGACGAACTCAAATCGAGTCCTAGCAATCTCGGTCGTATTGAGATGCTGATCAAGGTGTACTTCCCAATGGTCGAACCCGCATACACGGCAACCCTATCCGCTCGGGGGGCAATCAATGACGTGATTTTCGCCTTCGAGCGCAGTTTCAAGGCCACGGGGAAAGCGTCACGAGAGCACTTTGAAAACCTGGAAAGATTGCAGCCTGGGTATGACGCCGCGGTCAATCAATTGAATAAGGCCATCATCGACGAGATACGCGCCACCAGGTGATCGCCCTAGCCCGCCGCTTAACAACATCCACAAGCCCGCCCAATATCCAGCCGCGACGCGGCCGGCGCGGCGCTGGCGGCGGCGGCCAGCCGCTGAACATCTGTCGACGGCCCATACTTGGCCACAACACCCAAGAATTCCTCAACGTCGTGCCCTACGATGCGCAGCTTCGGCCGGCCGAGCTTGTCGAAGGCAGGCGCGCCGTAAGGATCAGATGCATGTCCGATATGGTAGAGCTCATGCTCCACCAGCGCGCAGAATTCCGCGTCGCTACAGGTCGCGCAGTAGTCTGCGGCAAGGGTAATCAGGAAGGCGGGCACGCGGCCGAACCACTCGATCATCTGCTGTTCCTGGCGGGCTTTCTGCCAGCCTCCGGCGCGAAACATCACTTGCTCGGCCTGGCCCAGCACCACGCGCCCGGCCTTCAGGAAGCCTGACGACGCCCACAGGAACGCCAGATCAGCGTCAACCAGGTGAGCGTGGTCTGGGTTGTGGAGGGGGCCGCCAGAGTCGAGTATCACCCCCTCGGCCCATTCCAGTAGCTCGGGCGCCGGTGCCAGCAAGCCGCCGGCGGCCTCCGCGCGCGCCAGCCAATTGGCAGGCGGCCGCGGCCGCTGTTGCACCCCCGCCTGCCCCCGCCTTCCTTTCATGCCGTATCACCCTGATGTGTCTGCCAGCCTTGCACCGCTGAATGCTGGCTCCCAGCTGGCCAGGTCTTCATCTTGTGCCAGCCCGGCCAACTCCTGACCGCGCGCCAGGCGCTCCAGCGCCTCGGAGAACAGCCGTAGGCCCAGCGGCGCCAGGTCGCGGCGCCAAAGGGCTGCAGGGGTGTCCCCCGGCCGGACGTGGCACCAGTCCTGGGAGACAATCGGGCCCGTGTCGGCGCCATCGTCCATCCGATACAGCGTGCCGCCGGTGACAGCCTCGCGCATATGCACGGCCCACCGTATGGCGTCGCGCCCGCGGTGGCGCGGCAACAGCGACGGGTGGTAACCCAGCGCGCCGTGCCTTGCCCGCGCCCGCGCTGCCGCGTCGATGAAGCAATGGGCGTGCGCTGCAAGCAGCACGTCGCAGCCGGGCGGGACGTCTTGCGCAACAAGCCGGCCGCGCACCGCGCGCGCCGGCACCCCCAGCTGCTGCGCGGTCGCGTAGAGGCGGTCGTATTCTTCGCCCACAGAGGGCGGCGCTGCGACGGCCAACACCTGGTGGCCCTCCGCGATGCACTGGCGCAGCAACGCCGCGCCCAGCCACTTCTGGCCCACGATCATCACGCGCATGTCGGCTCCCCCAGGTAACGGAAGCCCTGCACGGCGCGGAAGTGGCCACCGTACCCGCTGCCCGCCGTCGTCCGGCCCTTGCGCTCCGCGCTCCGCAGCTGGGATGCCGCGGCGCGCGCCTTTTGGCCGCCATACAGCGAGCCGGATACCTGCGTCCACCGCGCGTCTCGGCGCAACGCCGCAGCGAGGCCCGGGTGACTGGTATGGAATAGCGACCGCAGCGGCAGGCCGTACCGGTTCTGTCCTGCCAGCCAGGCCGCGCAAACGGCGTTCAGGAAGCGCATGCCCACGCCGGCGCCCTGCCACTCCGGCATGACTACCAGGCGGCACGCCCGGGCCTCTACCAGGCCCGGCCTGGTGCTGACTGCCAGGTGTGCGACCGGCTCGCCGCCGATCCACGCGACGTAGTTGCTGGCGGCGATCATCTTGGGCAGCTTCAGATAGTGATGCGGCTCAAAATGTGGCCACCAGCGCCAGTCGGTCTGCTCGATTTCCACGTCCAGGCGGGGCCGGCGTCGAACCGCCCCCCGATCAAACTGGCCGGTGGCGGTGTCGAACACCCAATCGGGTTGTAGCCAATCCAGCACGTCATAGTGGCAGGACAGCAGCACAACGCGGCCACCCGTGCGGCGCCACGCCTTGGCGAAAGCGCCCGCGCCGACGCGCGCAATCTGCCGGTCGACCACCGAACTGAACTCGTCAATGACGGTCAGCGACGGCGCTTCGACGACCAGGCGGGCCAGGTTGGCGCGGAACTGCTCACCGTTGGATAGAACGCCATAGGGCCGCAGCCATGCGGGCACGCTGCCCAGGCCGACCGCAGACAGCGCGGCCGTCACCTCGTCGAAAGCGCCAGCGGGCGCGATCGCGTCGATGATTGGCATGTCCGCCGGCCACGCCGGCGCGTACAGCGGGGCCACGGCGCGGCCGATGCTGGTCTTGCCCGACCCCGATGGGCCAACGACAACGCCAATGCGCCAATCGCCGTCGTCTATCGGCAGATCCACGTCCAGGTCGAACGCGGCGCCGGAATCGACGTTGAAAAGCGATTTCACCCTCTCGGCGCGGTAGCTGCCGGCGTCGACGCACCGATGCTGAATGGAAACTTTCATACGGCTACCACCTTCAGGCGATAGCCCTGCGCGCGCAGCTCGTCGAACACGCGCTGCTGATGACTTTCGTCATCGCACAGCACGATCACGCCGAAGCGCGGTTTGTACTTGAAACCGTTGGCGCCCGGCTGCTTTCGCGCCGGCGCCGCGGTGTTATGGCCGCTGGCCTCCATGCTTGCCTACCTCATCGCTGGATGCTCGGTGGCATGCTGGATTGTGGCTCTGGGCGCTCTCGGCGCTCTGGGCCATCGAAAATGAATTCACGGTCTTGCACCGTGAACACTTGATGTTGAGCCGGACATACCCGGTCGATTCCGCGAGCTTGCGCCCGCAGCTCGTGCAGCGTAGTTCTTCCATGAGTGACTTTGCAGGTGTGGTACCGTAGCCCCCGCCTGTACAGGTGGGACGGCCTCGGGTCGCTCACGGCCTTTACCCGTGGGTCGGCTGTCGGCGAAGCGGTTGCCGCCGCTTTGCCGTCGCCGTCTTCTTTCAAATCTCGAAGGATCTCGCCATGCGCAAGTTCTGGATGACTGCCGCGTTCGCGCTCCTGATCGCCACCACCGCCCAGGCCGCTGAAGAGGATTCCCGGGCGCGTGCGGCCCGCGGCCATGCCGTATGGGCTGCGTTTGAATGTAGCGTGCTTGCGGCGCACCTAAAGAACGGCGCCGAGCAAAGCAGGCTTTTCGCTTACGGCCTGGCCCAAGGACGACAGTTCATTCAGGACATGCAGGAGAAGCGCATTAGCCCCGCCGATATCAACACCACGGTGCCAATGGGCGTGCTCAACAACCTCGAGGGCCCATCCCCCGATTTCATGCTTGGCCGGATTTATTCGGCGGCATCCGAATTCGCCCTCAAGGACGTGTTCAGCCTGGGCGGGCAGTGGCTGGATGACGCCGGGCAGCGGTCGCGCGCCAGCGCGAAGTTCGCAAGCCAGAACTGCAACCTCGTCGGCCGATAGCAAAACGCCCCGACCAAAAGGCCGGGGCGTTTCTTCAGGGCGTACTTGCTACGAGTCTGGGCGAATTCTGCTCATCTTGTCCCACATTGTCAAGCGCGGTGGGCGTGGCACCGCCCTCCAGGTCCACCACAATATCCGCATCCCGCATCTGCACGTCCAGGCGATTCAAGGCCGCGCGGCGGGCGCCCTCTACCAGCACGCGATAGGCCGACGACAGCCGGCCAATATTCGACTTCGGTAGGTCGAAGCGGTCGGACAGGTCCCTGATTCGAGGCCGCCCGCGCAGAATGTTCGTCACCAGCAGGTCCACCAGCTCGCGCATGGGACTGTCGGCCGGCGCGTCGGGGTTCAGCCACTCCGATACCCGCCGTGCGCTGGCCGCGCCCTCTTCGCCGGCGCCATACTGCGCCCGCAGGATGTGGAAGCCAACGCCATCCCCCAGCGTGCGCCCCAGCACCTTGGAGATAAACACGGCCTGCGCGTGCCAGTCGTGCGGCGTGAGCCCCGACAGCGCCTTGCGCTCGTAGTTCACGTCGAAGCGATCCTGCAGCGCTTCGCAGATCAGCTGCGTGGGGTTCTTGGGTTCGATGGGATAGGCCAGCATGAGGTAGGCCACCGCGATGGCGTGCTCGGGGCACGAAAAGGTTCCGGCTTCACGGCGCATGCTTTTTCGCTCCTTGGGCGGGTTCCAGGTGTTCAAGAAAGGTCACCACGACCTTGACGCCCGGCACGGCGCCGTAGGCTTTGGATTTGCTGTCCTGTACGACCTGGACGTCGTCGCGGTACACGACGCCGTTCAAGCCGTCCTTGATGGCCTTCTCGACGTTGTCGGCGTCCGGCTTCACGGTGGGCGCAATCTCGCCGGCGGCAGCGCGGCGCTGACGCACGCCGGACCAGGACTGCGGAATCGGCATCACGATGTCCAGCTCCAACCGTATCGGCCCGGTATAGGCTTCGCGCCCTGCCATAGCCTTGGCCGCGGCCAGCTTCACCAGGCTTTCGTATGCCGCGGTTGCCTCCGGTGTGTAGTGGCGCGTGAACACCCGCGCCGCGCCTGTCTTCGGGTCCCGGCCAATACGCGAACTGGACTTCGCGCGGCCCTTTCCCTTGGGCACGCCGGGGACGGTAAATACGATCGGTTCCAACATCATGCTTCCTCGCTGCACTGAACGCGCAGCCATTCGATACGCGCGGCGGCCTTTGCCTCCGGCGCGGGTTGGTATTCCGGGCACTGCCGGGGGTAGTTCGGGCTGACGAAACTGCCGGGGCGGTCGACCATGAGGGCGCAGCGGCCCAGCCCCAGCTCGGCGAACTTCGTGGATTCGCGCAGGGTGAAGCGCTCGCAGCAAACGCACTGGACGGCAACGGTCATGCGTGCACCCCGAAATCGGCGCGCAAACGGGCCTTGTCCTGGTCGGAAAGGTTCGCAGCGGCATGGACGCGGAGCTTGAACGCGGGAAACGGCTCGCCCTCGTCCTGCACAATGCCCAACGCAGCGCCCTTGGCTGAGATGCCCGATGCCGTAGTCGCCCAGGCCAGCGGATCTGCAAGGCCAGCACCGGTGGCGGGTCTGGTGCCGGCGGCGCTTTGACCTTCGGGCGGGTTCAGCACCTTGGCGACGAAGACGTCCAGGAACCCCGCGTTCACCGGGCTCTGGTCTTCTGCCGCGTCCCGCTCGGCCACGGCCAGGTGGTACGCCTCGACCAGCTTCGCGCGGGTCAAGCCCAGGCGCTCCCAGGCAATCAGCCGGGCGTCGGTGCTAACAAACTTCGACCGTTTGCCACGCACCTGTTCCAGGCTGTTCAGCAGCTTGGCATAGCCAGCCGCACACTCTTCCTGAGCGGCAAGCCATTGGGCTTCCGACGGCGGCGGGTCGTCTGCAGGGTCGCGTGCGCCCGCGAGAGACGCCGCTGCCGCTATATCTTTTTTATTTCCTTCTCCCTGTCCCTGTCCCTTAAGAGGGTTTTCCGGTGGATTTCCAGCGCGCTGCTTTTGGCTCTTCCGGATTCTTCCGCCGGAATCGGTCAGACTTTCCGCCGGAAAGAGTTCGCTTTCCAGCGGAAGTCCGGCGGCTATCCAGTCCTCAAGCGAGGGAACAATCCAGGGTGAAAGTTGCTGCTGCTCGCGCTGCTTGTTGGCCTTCCGGACACGGTCCACCAGCTTGTCATGGGCGTGCTTATGCTTGGCTTGCCAAGCGTCGCGAGCCTTCTCCGCCACCACGGGGTGGTACAGGCGCCCGTCGTCGCATTTCACCCAGCCGTACAGCGCCCCCTCGCGGTTCTTGCGCCACTCGGCCACCACGCGGCCGTACCCGGCAAGTGCCGCAAGTGCCTTGTCGTCGTCCGGCAGGCTTGCCGCCGGCACCTGGTGCCACGCTGCGCACCACAGCAGGACGGCCGCGCGGAATTCTTCGGCCCCCAGCTGGATGGCCAGGTCGCTGTCACGTAGGCGCGCCACATCCAATGGCATGAAGGCGAAATCGCGGAGGTCGCAGTCGGGCGGTGTCAAAGGCGCGGGCAGCTGCTCGAAATCTGTCATGCGGCCCCCATCTGCTCAAGACGCGCGAACGCGTCCCACATGCGCAGGCTGGCCAAGCGCGCGATATCCACGGCCGCGGCGGGAGTGACGGGTGTGGCCTCACGGTTCGGCGAGGCACGGCGCACACATTCCACCCGCATAGCGTCGCCGACCGGACGGGGGTAGCCGCCGCGGTCCAACAATAGGACACCGCTCTTGGCGCTGGGCAGCGCCGCGAGCAGATCCGGATGCCATATCTCTTTGGGCAGCGCGTAATAGTGCTTCCAGACCTTGCGGGGCCAGTCTTTGGGCGTGCTCTTGTAACGCGCTGGCCGGTAGATCCGCTCGGGCCGCAGATCGTTCGACCAATCGCTGTAGCGCATCTCAGTGACGGTCGGCCAATAGCCGAGGCGCTCGCGGTGCCACCACTTTTCCTTCTTGGCATCGGCTTTCAGATCCGACCGGCTGATCTTGATCTCGACGTCAATGACCCGCAGGTTCTCCGTCACCACCAGCAGATCGCATTCATGCCCGGTCCAGGTGCAATTCGGCACGACAACCAGGTACTTCCTGTTGAACGTCTGGCGCGCCAACGCGCCGGCGATGACATTTTCAGACCAAGTCATGTCGCCTCCCTAGCCGCGCTAATATGGCGCCGCACCATAGGAGACGAGCTATGAAAGCAACGACTGCCGTTCGCTACTGCGTCTGGGGCATCGCCCTTGCGTCCGTATCGTTCTTCGCCACCATCGGGGTTGTAACGGTGGCGTTCGCGCCAAAAGGCGCCGCCCTTACCCCCACCAACACCGCCTCGGACATCGCGGCGTGGATCCAGGCGGTAGGGTCGATCGCAGCCATCATCGGAGCTTTCCTTATTGGCGAGCGACAGGCGAACAGAGCGCGCTACGATGCGGAGGACGCTCGCGCTAAGGACGAAAAAAATAAGCAAGATGCCCAACTTGCGGTAATCATCCTCCTCCACCGCTTCGGCACGCGCTTTGAAGCTGCGAGTGAACCGGGCATGTATAGCCTGCGGTATGAATGGGAAAGAACCTTGAAGAACAATGTTCGAGCCGCTCTCACCGCATTCGATGCGATGCCTTTGCACGAATTGAATTGCAGCGCCCGTGTACTCGCCGCAGCCCGAATACGAAGCGCCGTCCAATCGATCTATGACGTTACCGCAAGCAATGTAGAAGACATCGTCGCGATGAGCGATCCAGATTCGGACGCGGCCTTCCAAGCTATTTCCGATGAAATAGAAACGCAATCCCTCGAGCTTGAAGACGCATGGACCGACATCGCAATCCTGTGGAAAGTTCTTCCTAAATGACATACTCAACTCCTCCGCGTACCGCCAATGCCATCGCGATCGGCCGTACCCAAATGGGTGTTGACGACAACTGGAACGATTCGCCGGCACGTGACAGCAGGATGGCCCGGCCGATTTCCTCGGCCATGGCAGTCGCCGCTTTCTTCGGCACGGCGTTGCCGATACGCTCACGATGGGCGCTGTCCGACGAGCCTTCCATCTGGAACGGCGCTCCCTGCTCCTCGACTTCGGCGTAGTCGTCCGGGTCGTACAGGCTCTGCAGGGCGGCCAGCTCCAGCGTGGTGAAAGGCCGGTGCCAGGTGCCGTCCTCGGCGATGATGCGGCACACCAGCTTGTCGTTCGCCGCCGGCAGCGAGCGCGGATCAGCAACCGACCATGACCCGTTGTCGTGGCAGGCGGACGCCGATACGGCGCCGATGTGCTTGTCCCAGGCGGCCACGCCGTATTGCCCCGCGGTCAGGTAGTGATCGCCGCGCTCGCGCGCCAGGCCGGGCCGCGGATCGGCCACGCCGGCCGCATCCACGTCGATGCCGCCGAGACATACCATGCGCCCGCGCAGGCCGGGGATTTCCGGCTTGGCGTCCTGCATGCCCGCTGCACCGACGCCGGCGCCCGAGAACAGGTGAAAGTGGTGGATATCGGAAATCATGACGGGTCAGCCTCCTTTGCCGGCACGTCGACGCCGGCGTGCGCCATCTGGCGCTCGATCGACGCGCGGACGTTGCGCGCTGCCACGATGGACTCGGACACCTCGCGGTGCGCCGTGACCATCTGCGCCGGCGTCGGATCCACGTGCAGCAGCGCCACTGCCGCGGCCGCCGCCTCGGTTTGCTCACGCATGAGATTGGTCACCTGCCCTTGGGCCAGCCCCTCGCCAGCCTCGAGCGCCAGCGTGCGCACGGCCAGGCCCAGCGGGCGCAGGATATCGTCGACGCAATGCCGGCGCCGGTCGTGCGGCATTCCGGCCAGCACGGACGGAATGAAATTGGATGGCAGCAGGTTCGAGTCCTTGGACTCGTCGTCCAGCCAACGGAACACGCGGTCAGCGTTCACCTTCAGGCGCCCGAAGGTGTCCTGGGTGTTCGGCTCGAAGCGAATGCCGGTGCTGGCCGGCCCGTTCAGGCGTTCGTGAGCCGCGACTATGTGCTCTGCCATCGTCTCGCGGGACCAGTCCATGGACTTGCGCCAGGCCGACGTGTGTTCCCGCAGGATGGCGATCAGGGTTTTGTGCGATTCATGTCGCATGCGTCAGATACTCCGGGCAGTTACATTCCCACCACAGCAGCGAACACCGGGAGAGAAAGATGGCAATCGGGGAAAGAGGGAGAGCGGAGCGGGCCACGCAGGCGCTGCTGAAATTGGCAAAGGAAATCGCCGACAGCGTCATCGGCGAGGCGGATCAAGCCACCGTACGTGCGGTGTTCGACCGGCTGTGCATGGAAACCGACACCGGACCAGATCTGGAGCCCGCCGCCCAGCAGACGACTACGTACCACTAGCAACGAGGCGGCTTGCGCCGATGCCCGACCGCGGCGGCGCACGAGGGCGCGGCTACGCATGCCCGGCCCCACTCCCGCCAAGGCCGGCCGCAACGACAGGCGGGCGATCAGCCTGGAAGGGCTCAGCGGTTACGAAACGTTCGGGATAGATAATCTGCGTCTCGCTGACCTGACCGCCATATACCTGGGACAGCTTCTCAGCGAGATCCTTGGACGGCACCTGCTTGCCGCGCTCGATGCGGCTCAGATTGCCGGGGTCAATGCCTACCGACGTGGCAACTTGTTGGATCGTCAGGCCGCGCTTCTCGCGCGCCATGCGCAAAGGAGTGGTCATGAATTCAGTCCATAAATTATGCGTGTGACGCATATTAATCCCAATGGCATATATGCGCAATGCGCTTTGCGCCACACGCAGCTGCAACGGGACAATTCCGCCATGAGCCTCGGGGATAACATTCGCCAGCGACGCAAAGCGTTGGGCTGGACGATCTTGGAACTTGCGAACCGCATCGGTAGCGATGTCGGGAACGTGTCTCGCCTCGAGCGCGGGAAGCAGGGCTATAGCGATGAGATCCTCGGCAAGATTGCCGCGGCCCTCGGCTGCCCCGTCTCAGAACTGTTCCTGAACGTCCCCAGCGAATCCAACAATGTGGAACTGACTGCCATAGGCAGCCGCCGCATCCCCGTGCTGAGCTATGTTCAGGCGGGCGCCTTAACGGAATCTGTGGTCCCCTACACCAACCCCGACGACTGGCTACTTACCGACCTAGACCTATCCCGCTCGGCGTTTGCCCTTCGGATAAAAGGGCTGTCGATGTACAGCCCGATGAGTGAAGAATCTTTCAACGAAGGCGACCTGGTCGTCATCGATCCGTCCGTGGAGCCACTGCCCGGCGATTTCGTCGTGGCCAAGAACGGCGACCACGAAGCGACGTTCAAGAAGTACCGGCCCCGCGGCCTCAATGAGAAGGGCGCAGTGGTGTTCGAGCTGGTGCCCCTGAACGCCGACTACCCGTCGATCAGGTCCGATTACACTCAGGTTCAGATCATCGGCACTATGGTGGAACACCGCCGGTACCGGAAGCGCCGTTGACTTCACGGCAGCGAGGGCATGCGACAAAAAATGAAGAAACCGACCAGCATGGCGGATCGCCGCAAACAGACTCAGCGCAAATTCATCGCTGGCCTCGCCCTGGCCGTAGTCGCCGCGGCGATCGCGACCATGGCCGGCAACAATAAGGCCGACAAAGCGCCGACCGGCCCCACGCCGGCATTGTCCGAAAACGCCGCCATGGCGGACTGCCAAGCCGCCACCAGGCAAAGCGCAAAATTCCCGTCATCCGTGAGCTTCGGCACGTTCGGCGGGGCGGCACAAACCAGGAATGACGCGACTGTCGTGGTGCGCCTGGATTTCGAAGCGAAGAACGGATTCGGCAACCTCCTGCCGCAACGCGCAATCTGCGTTTACCCCCCTTCTGCTGCGCGCTCCGTATCCATCGAAGATAGATAGCCGGCCGTCACACAGCCCGCCGCGCGCCAAGGCCGCCCTCTAGGGGCGGCCTTTTTGCTTTCCCTGCAAAAAATGCGCTTGACGCATTTATAAATTTGCGTATCATGCACTTCCATGTATGCGTATTACGCAAATTCGGAGATCATGATGCAAGCCCAGACTGTTCTGCCCGAAGCCGCGCGCCGGGACGACGCAACCCGGACGGCCGACCGCGGGTATCTCGCCCGCGAGGACCGTGTCAAACGCATTCCCCTGAACGACGCCGACATCCTCAGCGTTCTCTTTGACCTGTTCGCCGGTCGCACTTCGGCCGCCTTCGGCGAGACGCTGGAATGGTGGAACGAAACCCTGCAGTGCGACCTGGGGCCCCGTGCCACCGCCGGCGTCGCTCTCTCGGCATTGAGCAAGTGGACCTTCGACCAGCGCGCGGGCACCGATGGGGTCGCCGCGCTGCGCGCCCAGCTCCTGCAGCGCGCCCACATGCTGATCACGCGCTCCGCGTCGCACAACGGGGAGGCCGCCTGATGCTCGGATTCCTTGTCGTCGGCGTCCTGGTCCTCTACGCCGAAGCGCGTGGGTTCATCGCGGCCCGCCGGAAGGGACGCAAATGATCGCCGCCGCCCTCTTTCTTATCCCCCTCGCATACGTCCTGGCGCGCGCCGGCGACGCCGTCATGGCACGCCTGCGCAAGGCCGATTCTTGGAGCGCACAAGCATGACTGCCGCAACCCTTTGGGTGCTGCTCGCCTTTCTCCCAACCGACCACGGCCGACCGCCTGTCATGGTGCTCGAACGCTTCGCCAGCCAGGCCGAATGCCTCGACGTGCTCGCCGTCTTCCCGCCTACCACCCGCGTCACCTTCGACTGCATGCCCAGCCGGCAGATCCACGCTGGCGCCCTCACCACGGAGAACCGCCTCCTATGAATGCACCCCAGCAACTTCCAAGGACGAGCGATGTCCAGCAGGATGCGCTTGACCACATCATGCGCACCGCGCGCGCCAGCACAACGCAGACGCGACGCCTGCGCTGGATCGCGAGCCGCGCTGAAGCCGCGCTGCAGGGCCGGCCCTACATCGCGGCCGAACACGATCAGCCCAAGATGGCCAACGAGGCAGCGCTGCAGACGAAGAACCACCAGCTGCGCTTGGCCAACACTCGAATGCGCGTCGCGCTGGCGCAGATCGCCGGCGGCTCCATGGGCATCCTGGACCGCGACTTCGAGTTGGCGCAGATCGCCCAAGCCGCGCTCGACGCCGAGCGGGAGGTCCGAGCATGAAACCCACCCGCAAGCTACTCCGCGCCGACGGCGCCGAAACCGAGCTGCACGGGCCGCATGCCATCCAGGACGTCTGCCAGATGATCGGCGCTGACGCTCTGGACACAGTCCGCCTCGCCGACCGCGTACACGTGATGCTAGTCGACGACGAAGGAATTCTGAAAGACCTGCCCGTCAATCCGGCGGCCACGCGCCTCTACCAGGACGCCCGCGGCATTCCCCACCAGATCCGCGGTGACGTCGTGATCGTGCCCGACTCCGACTACGCGAGGTGCGCATGAGCATCCGGCGCATAGCCGCCCGCTGGCGCCGCGCACGGCGCGCCGGTCGGGATTTGGACCTGGTCGCGTATGCGGCCGCGCTTGTCGGCGGCACGGTTTACCTGGCCGCGATGACCGGGGTGCTGGGCCCCACGCTCGACGCCGCGCCGCAGGCGATCCCCGCCTCCCACTATTCAGCAGACGCCGCCTCCGCGGCACACGCCCCCTACTGACCCCGGAGTTCCCACAATGCAACGAATTATCCCAATCCGGGCGTCCAGCCTGGCCGAGCTTTTCGACTGCCCCGCCCGCTGGGAAGCCAAGAACCTGCTGGGCATGCGCATGCCGTCTTCCGGCGCCGCGCGCCTCGGCACGGCCATCCACGCTGGCACAGCCGCATTTGACCAAGCCAAACTGGACGGCAACCCCATCTCCCCCGACGATGCCGCCGGCGAACTGATCAAGGCCCTCTACGACACCGATGAGGAGGTCGATTGGGAAGACGCGCAGCCAAGTGACGCCGAACGCATCGGTCTGGCGCTGCACACGCGCTACTGCGCGCAGATCGCGCCACACCAGAACTACGTCGCCGTGGAGCTTACCTGCGACCGCATGGAGATATCGGATCTGGGCATCGCGCTCACCGGCACAACCGACCGCGTCCGCCGTACCGCCAGTGGCGAGCTGGGCATCGCCGACCTCAAGAGCGGCGCCCGTGCGGTCGGCTCGGACGGCACGGTCACCACCGCCGGCCACGGCCCGCAAATGGGTGTCTATGAAATCCTCGCCCAGCACGCCCTTGGTGAGCCGGTCACCGCGCCGGCCCAGATCGTGGGGCTGCAAACGGGAAAGACTGCAGCCGCGCAGCGCGTGGGCACAGGCGAAATCACCGGCGCGCGAGTGGCGCTCGTAGGGGACGAAAGCAGCCCCGGTCTGCTCCAGCACGCCTCCCACCTCGTCCACAGCGGCAGCTTCTACGGCAATCCCAAGTCCGTGCTCTGTTCGGGCAAGTACTGCCCGCGCCACCCCTCCTGCAAATTCAAAGGCTGAACTATGCCCCTCCACCCCGTCAGCCGCGACGTGTTCGTCCGGCGCACCGACCCCGCCGGCAAGCGTCCACCGGTCATCACCCAGCATCTGGCATGGGACGCCACGCTTTTCCTGGCCAGCCAGGTCAAGCAATACGACACCGACGCGAAGCCCGAAGAACGCCAGAGCATTTCCATCGCAACCGCCGCGGACTACCGCGCCCACCAGCAGAAAGGACGCTGATCATGACCCAGACCACCACGCTTGAGCAGGTCCGCCAGCCTGCGCCCTCGACGGAAGTCGTCAACATGTTTTCGGCGGCGGGCTTCGCCCTGGCCCAGCGCATTGCCCAGGCCTACCAGACTGCGAACGCCGTGCCCGCCGCATTCCGTTCCACCATTACCAAGCGGGAAAAGCAGGGCAACGAGTACTACGACGTCGAAGTGCCAAACCCGGCCGCGCTCGGGAATTGCATCGTGGCCATCGAAACCGCCCAGGCGGTTGGCATGTCCATCACGGCCGTCATGCAAAACGCCAATGTCATTGAAGGCCGGCTGTCCTGGAGCGGCAAGTTCGTGATTGCTGCCATCAACGCATCGCGCCGGTTTTCCCCGCTGCGGTTCCGCATCAAGAACCGCGGGCGCATTACCGCCTCGTACAAGGAAAAAGGCCAATGGAACAGGGACCAGCGCCGGTACGACATGGTCGAAAAATCTGTCGAGATCGACGACATTGAATGTGTCGCCTGGGCCTATGTCATGGAAGGCGGGCGCCGTACCGAAGAGATCATCGAAGGCACGCCCGTCAGCATCAAGATGGCGGTCGAGGAAGGGTGGTACAGCAAGCCGGGCAGCAAATGGCAGACCGAACTGAAGCATCTCATGCTGCAGTACCGCGCCGGCTCGTTTTTCGGAAACATCCACGCCCCCGACATCGTAATGGGCATGGGCCGCTCCACTGAGGAGATCGAAGACGTCATCGACGCCGTACCAAACACCGGCGACAGCATCGAAGTCAGCGTCGAGGAGCTACGCCGTGCGCAAGCGGCCCGGCCCGCAAGCAGGCCTGCGCCCGCCGACGTCACCGACGTGGAGCCTCGCGACGCCCAGCCTGAGGCCACCCATACGAATGCTAAGGCCGAGGCCGATGCGCTGGCGCAGGGCGCGGCGGCTGATGCCACCACCCCTCAACCGGGGCAACCAGATCCCGCGGCCGAGGATGTGGGCCTGGACGCTGCCAAGGTGGAAGCGCAGATAAATGCGGCCAAGGACATCCAGGTCCTCGACCTGGCCGGCGACTCCATCGATGGAGTCGCGGACCTTAGCGAGCGGGCTCGCCTCCAACAGATCTACCAGGCACGCCGCTTGTCCATGACTTCGCAGCAACAGCGCGCCGCCGTCACGACGCGCCGCCGCATGGCCGCGCCGGAATAAGGGAACAGCCATGTTTAAGAACGCCAAGATTTATCGGCTCACTTCTGCTCAGCCCTTCTGGAACATTGACGCCCTCAACGAACACCTGGCGGCCCGGGCGTACGTACCGGCGGGCGAACTGCAGCGCGAATCGGTCGGCTGGGTACCGCCGCGCGAAGGTGCCGAACTGGCGCACGCGGTCAGCGGCAAGCTGCTCCTGTCGCTGCGCGTCGAATCCAAGTTGCTGCCCGGCAAAGCCATCAACCAGGCCACGGCCGCCCGGGCCCGTGAGTTCGAGGAGAAGGAGGGTTACAAGCCGGGCAGGAAGCTTGTGAAAGAGATCCGTGAGCGCATCGTCGACGAGAAGCTGCCCACGGCCCTGACGCAGTATGACGACATCCGCCTCTGGATTGACCCGATCGAGCGCTGGCTCATCATCGACACCAGCACACCGTCGAAGGCGGACGCAGTCATCGGACTTCTGGCCAAGTCCATCGAACCGTTCCCGCTCGAGAACCTGTATGTCGCCATGTCGCCGGCCTCCGCTATGACCGGCTGGCTGGCCGAGGACGAAGCACCGGCGAACTTCACTATCGACCAGGACGCCGAGCTGCGCGCCTCGGGCGCCAGCGCCGCGGTCGTGCGCTACGTCCATCACTCGATCGACGCCGACGAAGTGCGCCGTCACATCCAGGGAGGCAAGCAGTGCACCCGCCTGGCCATGACCTGGAACGATCGCATTTCGTTCGAGCTAACCGAGGACCTGGACATCCGCAAGATCCGGCCGCTAGACACGCTCAAGGAGAACCACCCGGCCGAAGACACGGACGCCGAGGTTTTCGATGCGGAATTCCTGCTGATGGCCGGCGAGATCGCCAAGCTGTTGGCCGAGCTCGTCTACGCGCTCGGCGGCGAGAAGCAGATCCCCGAATCAGCTTCTGCGGCCGCTGCGCCGACGGCGGGCCACTTGCCGCTCGAAGGCGACAGCGACGACGCCATCGACCCGCTCTACACCGACGCCGTCATGGTGGTGCGCAAACATCGCCGCGCCTCCATTTCCCTTGTTCAGCGCCACCTGCGCATCGGCTACAACCGGGCCGCCCGTCTCCTCGAATCCATGGAAACGGCTGGCCTGGTGTCCGCCATGACGTCCAGCGGCAGCCGCGAGCTGCGCGCCTAAGGAGCCCCCATGCGAATCAACCGCATTACCATCGAAAATTTCCAAGGCGCTCGCGCCGTTGATCTTGACCTGGGCACTCCCGTCGCCCTTATCGCCGGCCCGAACGGTGCCGGCAAATCCAGCATCGCGGAGGCCGTGCGCCTGGCCATGCTGGGCACCCCAGAACGTGTCGGCCTCAAGAAGGAATTCTCGGCGCTCGTCACCGATGGTGCGAAGCTTGGCGCAGTCACGCTGGACCTGGACGAAGGCGCCATCGGCATCGGTTTGCCGAAAGGCACGCAGTCGGGCGAGGCACTGGTGCCGCAGTCCCCCGCCCTGCCCTTCGTGCTGGCCCCCGATCGCTTCGCTGCTGCCAAGCCGGACGAGCGTCGCACGCTGCTGTTCACGCTCATGGGCACGAAGGTCAAGCCCGACGATATCGAACGTCGTTTGGTGGCGCGCGGCTGCGCAGCAACCCCGGTGACGCAAATCAAGCCCATCCTGCGCAGCGGCTTTGCCGCCGGCGCGGAACATGCCAAGCAGGAGGCAACTCAGGCCAAGGGCGCATGGAAGGCCGCCACCGGCGAACAATGGGGAAGCCAGAAGGCAGAAGGATGGGCCGCCGAGATTCCGCCGTTCGACCAGGCCGCGCTGGTAGCCGAGCGCGCGACGCTGGCCGGCGTCGACGCGAAGCTGGAGCAGCACACCAAAGCCCTGGGCACTCTCGAGCAAAAGGCCAACGCCTATGCGGCCGCACGCGATCAGATCGCGGCCCGGCAGGCGCAGGCCGCAAAGCTGCCGGCGCTGCGCCAGAAACTGGAATTCGACCAGGCCGAATGCGCCAACCTGGCGGCCAAGATCGAAGCCCTGCAGGCCAAGGCCGGATCTGGCGCGCGCGAAGGCCTCATCCATGAGCTGGCCGACTGGCTGTACAGCGCCCTGAATTTCATTGAGGCGGAGGGCGGCGGCTTCGAAGCGTATGACGTGGCCGATGCCGCCCTGGGCAAGTATGTCGCGCAGTATGGCCCCATTGACGGCAAGGGCGATCCGGAGGCCGTCGCGGCCCTGCCGAAGGCGATCGAGGCCCGCGACCTGATGGCGCGCAGCGTCGAGAACGACCGGCGCGACATCGCCGCGGCAGAGGCCACTGAAGCACAACTGCAGGATGCGGCCGCACCGGAGGCGATCCAGCCCGCCGACGTGGAGGCCGCACGAGCCAAGGTGGCCGCACTGCGCGCTGAACGCAAGGCCGTCGACGACCGCGTCCAGGCCCTGCTGAACGCCAAGCAGGCCGCCGCCGGCGCAACCGAGCGGACGCAGAACGCTACGCGCTACCACCGCGAGGTGCTGGCCTGGCTGGCAATCGGCGACGCGCTGTCGCCCGATGGCATACCGGGCGAGATCCTGTCCGAGGCATTGCAGCCCTTCAACGACAAGCTGGCCGAGCTGGCCACTATCGCCGGCTGGCGCGTGCCCGAGATCGGCGCCGACATGGGAATCACCTGGGAGGGCCGCCCATATCGCCTGCTTTCGGAATCCGAGCGCTGGCGTGTTGACGCTCTCGTCGGTGCCGCGCTGGCCGTGGTTTCCGGCCTGCGCTGCCTGATCCTGGACCGCTTCGACTGCCTGGACCTGCCGGGCCGCGCCGACGCGCTGGCCCTGGTCGACGCGTTGGGCGCCGACGGTCACCTGGACACCATCCTGGTGCTGGGCACGCTCAAGGCGGCACCGCAGGCCCCTTCCGATGCCTTCACGGTTCATTGGCTCGACCAAGGCCATTCTTCCGGCCCCGCCAGGCTGAAGGAGGCCGCATGACCACCATCCGCCACCATTCCAGCGAAATGCAGACGGCACGGCGCATGGCCGCCGAGCAGTTGCGCCTTCTGGGGGTTCCCCTGAAGCAGTCCACCAGCAGCGCGCAGATGGCCGAATTGATCGCCGAGCGCATGGGATGGGCAGTCCCGGACTTTGACGCCGGTGCGCTGCTGCCCTTCCTCACGCGCTTCCTGGACGTCAGCCGCACTGGCGTTACCCCGCCGCCCTATCGTCCGGTCGTCCGGCGGCCCGTGCGCTTCGACCTGGCGATGCGCACGATTGCGGCCCGGGCGGCCGGCGCACAGCCGCACCTGACGCATGCCGCCAGCAACGTGATCACCTGGAGGGAACTCGCAGCATGAGCTTTCATACGACAATTGCCCGCCTGCGCGAAGCGACGGCCAGTCACGTCCGAGGAGAGGCGCCGGAAACCTGCCGCGTTCAGCGCGAAGACCTGCACATCGCCCTGCACGTTATTGATCGGCTTGATAGCGATCTGCGGCAAGCCGGCGCCCTGGTTCATGGCGCCGTACATGCCACACGCCCCCCCGTAGTCGGAGAGGCGCAGGCGGTAGCGTGGGAGACGAACGGGATCAGCCCAACGAAAGACCCCGCGCTGGTAGAAACTTGGCGCGGGCTAGGTTGGGACGTGCGCCCGCTCTATGCCACGCCCCTGGCCAGCGAGGCGGTGCGCGATGCGGCGCTGGAGGAAGCGGCCCACGCTTGCGAGTACCGAGCCGGAATGCGTGGGCCGGGCGCATATACCGCCCTAACGGCTGTCGCTGAATCCATCCGCGCCCTGAAGTCCCGCGCCGCTCTGTCCGCGCAACCGGGTGCGCAGAAGACGGGAGGTAGCGATGCGTAGTGCCGCCATGCAGGCCGAACTGTTTTCGGCGGCCAACCTGGCGCCCACGGTCAAAATCCCGCCGGCGCCGTCGTTGGTCCCTCACTACGATTGGCCGTTCCCAGGAATGTCACCCTCAGACTCGGCCAGGGCCGGCATTGCCATGAGCAGCGCGTTCATCGAGACCATCATCGCCACCATCAAGGCCTACCCCGACCGAGCAGGCACAGATGCCCAAGTGCTGGCACTGATTCCGGAGGACTGGAAAGCACTGCTTGGCCCCTGGGCGCACGGCAGCATCGAGGCCAGGCATGGCCGTCCTCACGGCACCAAGGTCACGCACGTGACGCACGAAGGACCCGGCGGCGGCTTCCATCTGGAGTATCGAATCGAAGAGGCTCAGCATGGCTGACCTTCACTTGGCCCTGAAGGGCGAATACTTCGACGCCATCAGGGCCGGCACGAAGACCGAGGAATACCGGCTTTGCACTGCCTACTGGTCAAGGCGCCTCGAGGACCGCGACCTGGCGGACAGCCTGGAGCATGGCTTCGGCCGCTACAAAAACATCGTGCTGACCCGCGGCTACCCGCGCCGCGACGACACTGAGCGCCGGCTCGTCGTGCCCTGGAACGGCTTCACCATCAAGACGATCACGCACCCGCACTTCGGGCCGGACCCTGTGGGGGTCTACGCCATCGACGTGCGCGCCGCCACCGACAACAAGGAGCAGTAATGGCACACGCAGCCCAACACCAAGCACCGGCCGCAGCCATGCCACCCAAGCTCATCTACCGAGTCCATGAGGCTACCAAGACCCTGGGCGTGTCCGTGGCGACTGTCTATCGCATGTGCGACCGTGGCGAGCTGGTCAAGGTCAATATCGGCAAAACGCGCGCGGTCGGCATAACTGCCGCTTCGCTCAATGCTATGCTGGCTCGCATGACGGCATCGGCCGATGAGGACGAGCCCAGCACCCCAGAAGTGGGTAGCTAA